TTCTCTTTTGCTCGATAGGGCGCAGGATCGATTGCGCGACGGACACGGCGTCGCGCATTAACGCAGTGGTGACACTCGCGGTTAACCACCCAGCGTCGCGCGATATGGCCGTGTAAACAAGGTTCACCAGTAAAATACCATTTCTGGCCGACCGTGATTGCCTCGGCGCGCTGCATGACGGCGGAGGAGCGGTTCTGGCTCATCGCAGCGCCCTCAAGACTTCACCGTCATAGTAGGCGATCTGTCGGCGCATCAGCTGGACCGCGGTGGCGTTGCGCACCACGAGACTATCGCTCTCCCAACAGCTGCACTTGCCGCGCTGCACCGGGAGGAAGGTGTCACCGGCCTTTAGCGCCCTCTCCAGCTGGGCCGGAGCCGAATAGTCGTAGACGCGCTCCTGCCCGCTGGCAGTCTTATAGCGCACCTTTGTCCAACGGGGATTCATGCGGCATCCAATTGGTCAGAGGTCAGACCCGTCAAGGCCTTGATAGCCTGACGGTTTTTGGCATTTGGAACGCGCTCGCCCGTGCGCCACTTCTCGACCGTGCGGGACGAAAAGCTATTTATCTCCAAATGCTTGGCAAGCATTTCCGAGAACTTTTGCGTGGAAATGCGCCGCGTCAGGAGATAGGCGTTAAACGGTGTTACAGCACCTTGTTTCACGTGTGACCGACCCTATGTAGGCGGACGCCGCCATATAGTAGTTGACTTCCCCCATAGTGGGGTATACATTCTGATTCGTCAAGCCCCGGTTTAACCTCATCTGACAACCCAATGGAGCCGTCCCATGGCAATAGGACCGCAAGAGAACGCCCTCCCCTTCGTCGTTGAAGCCAAAAGGTCGTACACGGCCTTTTTCGAGACCATCGCCGCCTTCGACTGCCGCCTGGCGGCCGAGGGTTATGCCGATGAGTGCCGCGAGGCCAACCCAAACAACCAGTACCGCGTCACGGTGCCTTGCCCATACATCGAGCACGCCTCGATCGTCGAGCGCCGCATCGTCGGGCGGCTGGTCGAAGCCCTGCTGGCAGCCGGCTACTCGCTCGGCGTCAACGATGGCGAGGAGCGCACCATCACCAACTCCAAGGACGCCGACGCCATCTACAAGGCGCTAGCCTCCACCGACAGCGACACGCTGATCGCTCATTTCCCCGACAGCGACCGCGAGGCTGGCGTGCTCCTGATCTGGGGCAACGATGTCGATGTCATCAGCGACTACCACACGTCTCTCGAACCGGTGCTCGCCCCGATCAACGATTGGATCGGCAACGTGGTGGAGGGCTGACATGCAGACCAACAACACCATCATGGTGACCGTCTACGGTCGCGCCATCGAGCACCAGTGGGCCTTCCCGGCCCGCTGGATCATCTGTCAGGCCTGCGACGGTCACGCCACCACCACAGCGCACATCGAGCCCGACGGCGGCGGCTTCACCGCTTCCGAATGGCGCGATGCCTGCGACGAGAACGAGGACTTCGAACACGACTACTTCTCCGGCGCCTACGATCGCCCGTGCCCCAGCTGCGCCGGCAAGGGCCGCGTTCAGGTGATCGACACCGAGCGCGTCACCAGCTGGCGCGACAAGATCGTGCTCAAGGAGTTCAAGCGTCAGGAGCGCGACAGCGCCGAGATCGACGCCATGCACGAAGCCGAGCGGAGGATGGGAGCATGACCTTCACTCGCATGCAGCAGTTCATGATCGAGGACGGCTTCCCGCCCGAGTTGATCCTCTCCGACGAGCAGCGCAAGGCCGACTGGAAAGGCCATCACTACACCCGGCAGGGCTCGCGCTTCTCGACCATCGGCCGCCTCGATCCCGGCGAGGCTCGCCAGCGCCGCAAGGTGCAGCGCGAGTACGATCTCCACCGCGAGCGCGTCCGCGAGGCCCGCAAGGAGCGCGAGGAGGAAGATCGCGAGGAGCGCTTGGAGAAACACTTCGAGAAGGAGCGCCGTCGCCATGGCTAATGGACACGTCATCTTCCATCGCCGCGGCGATGGCTGGCAGGGTTGGCTCGACGGCGAGACCCTGCGCTTCCGACAGGATCAGCCGATCGAGGGTCTGCCGTCGTCACTGCTCGCCTTCGTGATCCACAACGAACACGCGGCCGGACGCTTCCGCGACATCGTACAGGCCAAGCTCGACGCCGGCATCAACGTCGGCCGCAGGCCGATCAGCAGCGTGCTCTCGGAGGGTCGCTATCACGCCGAGGTGCATCGCGGCTACCCGCCGGCCTACTATCCGGAAAGGACGCCGCATTATGAGTGACCACATCGGCAAAACCTTGGGCGAGTTCTCCGTCTGCCAATTCTTCAAGAACGGACACTACGAATACGTCCGGCGCTGGGTCAGTGCCGAGGAGGCGGTCGAGGCCGCCAAGCATTACTGCAACAGCGTTGGTGCCGGTCTCGGCACCACCGTTCGCGTCATCATCACCGACGGCGGCGACTGCACCAATTTCGAGTGGCAGTTCGGGAAAGGCGTGGTGTTCTCATGAGCATCATTCCCTATACCGACGATGATGTCGGCGACGATCTGCCGTCGGAGTGCAACGGCGGCTGCGCCAACTGCGCGCCCGGCGAGCAGTGGGTCTACACCGGGATGTGGTACGGTGGCGACGACGAGAGCTTCTTCGGCGAAGGCCGCTGCTACTGCCAGTTCTGCGGCACAAATAGTGACACATGACCGCCCTCGAACGCTTCGCCTGCGACCTCTGGGAGCGCGCTCAGTACCGGTTCGTCCGGGAGGAGCGCGCTCTCGGCGCCACATGGACGGAGGCCTACACCCGCGCGTGGCGTCACGCCGACGAAGTCCTCGATCTGCTGTACGCGGCCGATCGCCCCCTCATCACCCTCGGATTAAGGAGCATAACGACATGACCGACCCCAGCCTCGACAAGGCCCTCGCCACCATGCGCGCGGACGCGGAGGGACAATCGTGAGCTTCGACAAATGGAAACAGCGTCTCGCCATCGTGCAGGCGCACGCGACGGTCAAGGCGCGTCACGAGGCCGTGGCCACGCTCAAGATCAACAACCTCCTGCCTGACCACGAGGACGAGGGCTACTACCGCAAGCCGGCCTTCTCTGGTGTCGAAGGTGGTAAGCCGACGATCACTGGCTGGATACCGATCGCCTATTGGGTCGAGGATGGCAAGCTGGTCGGCTCGATCGGTGCTGGCGAGGACTTGCGCGAAATGAAGCCTGACGAGATCACCAACGAGAACTGGTGGTCCTACGCCGTGCAGAACCCCGTGTCCTACGATACGTTCTGCGCGGTTGCCTACGAAGGCCAGCCGTGGCCGAAGCCAGCCGTGGCCGAACCGATCGACGACACCAAGCCGCCGGAGACCGTCGATGAGCACCGCGCCGGAATCCGCGCACTGGTCGATTCGACCAAGGATATGAAGATCATTGACGAGGCGACCGCGGCGAAGTGGCTTGGCGTCAAGAACACGCTGGCAACGCTGCGGCTCGCCGCCGACAAGGCAGGCAAGGCGCGCTACCAGCCGATGCACGCGGCCTATGTGGCCGAGCGCGACCAGTGGTTGCCCATGGTGAATGGCGCCGACACCGCCGAGAAGCGCATCGCCACCGAATACAAGCGGTTCCAGAACGAGCGCCGTATCGCTGCCGAAAAGGCCGCCGCTGCGATCGAGCAGGCCCGGCAGGAGGAGGAGGAGCGCAACCAGCGCATTGCCGATCGCGCCATCGCCCGCGGCGAGGAGCCGCCGCCGCCTGACGTGCTGCCCGAGGGTGACAACCTCGTCCCGCCTGTCGCACCGGCCCCGGTGGTACCAGCCGCCGGCACGCGCGCCGCGCCGAAGCTGGAATTGCAAACCTTCCTCGACGAGATCAAGGACGAAGCCGCGGTCTGTGCCTACTTCCGCGGTGACCCCGATCTCGTGGCCGTGCTCAAGACGTTGATCGGCCGCGCCATCAAGAAGGGGCAGACGGTGCCCGGTATCACCACAAGGGAGGGGTATGTATGAGCGGCTTCATCGTGTTCGACACCGAGACCTCTGGTCTCATGGACTACAAACGCTCGGCTGATGCGCAGATTAAGCAGCCGCGTGTTGCCGAGTTCGCCGGCATCTTGCTCGATAGCGCCTTCCGCATCGAGAGCACCTTCCACCGCTTCGTTCTGCCGGCAGGCTGGGAAATGACGCCGGAGACCACGGCCATCAACGGCCTGACCACCGAGTTCCTGCGCGAGCACGGCAAGCCGATCGAGGAGGTTTTGGATTGGTACAGCGAACACATCCTCTCGGGCCGTCCCGTCGTGGCGTTCGGCGCGCAGTTCGACTGCAAGATGATGCGCGGCGAGCTTCGCCTTGCGGGCCGGGACGATCTGTTCGAACACACACCCAACATCTGCTTGATGCGTTCGGCGAGACCGTTTGCCAAGCAGATTGGCCGCGAACTGGTAAAGGCCGGCGGCAACAATAAGGGCTGGCCCAAGCTCGACGACCTCTGCAACTTCCTCGGTGTCGAGCGCACTGAGAAACACCGCGGCATGGCCGATTGCAAGGATGCCACCAGCTGCCTCCAGAAGATGATTACCCTCGGCTTCGAGCCCGTCGCCGAGGTTCACCACGCCAAGAATTACGAGGAGATCAAGAACAATGTCTGAGCGCCCCACTCGCCTGCACGAGGAGACCGATACGGTCGATTTCGCGCCACCGCAGCAGCACCAGCCGCCGGCCGTGCGCCAGCCTGCCGTCGAGCCGCAGGCCTCTGCGCTACCGTCGCGCTCCGTGCCATTCGCCCCGGCCACCGCTTCCTTCGGCAAGGTGGTCGAAGCCATCGCTGGCGTCATGGCTGAAATCCAGCCGGTTGCGAAGCTGGGCTTCAACAAGTTCCACAACTACGCCCACATGCGGATCGGCGATCTCAACGCCGAACTGACGCCGCTGATGGGCAAGCACGGCATTGTCGTGATCCAGAATGAGTCTCGCCGCGACGTGTTCGACGGTGGAGCCGTCGTCGCGGTCCAGTACGAGTTCACCATCCTGCACAAGTCGGGAGAGGTGTATCCCGAGCGCCCGGTCATTACCGGCGTCGCGCGCTGCCGCACCACGAAGGAAAGCTGGGACGACAAGACCTTCAACAAGTGCCACACCGCGGCGCGCAAATACTTCCTGATCGGCCTGTTCCAGATTCCGGTCAGCGACGAGGATGATGCCGATGCCGATCATGGCTCCGACGGAACGCCCCGCCAGCAGCAGCGCCCGACCCGGCGCCCGCCGAGCCCGGACGGCAAGGCCACGCCTGACGTAATTCCGGTGATCGACGGCGAACACCCGACCGCATGGATCGACCGCTTCAAGAAGGCGGTCAGCCAGTCCGACAGCCCGGCTACCATCACCAAATGGTACAACGCCAATCTGGCGATCTTCGAGAAGATGAAGCGCTTCAAGGACGAACAGATCGACGGCCTCAAGCTGTTCGAGAGTGTCGTGAGCTTCATGGACGATCTGGAGGTGAAGCTCACCAAGCCGAAGGACGATCCGATCACGAGCGGTCCGCAGCCGGGCTCACCCGCGCTCGATCGCGAGGTCGCGCAGGAGGAGGAGCCCAAGCCGCGCCAGCAGCGCCGCCGCGCGCCACCGCCGGCCGAGATCATCGACGACAGCGGCACCAAGGCCGAGCTTGCCAAGGAAGCCGACGAGGCCCGGCTCTGGCTGGAGTCGCTGGAGAACGCCTTCGCTGCCTGCGAGGATGCTTCGCAGTTGTCCGAGGCCGTGGCGAAGCATATGACGCCGCGCCTGCCCGAATTCACGTCGGCCACGCAGGGCGACGCGAAGCGCAAGATGCGAGAGCATCTGGCTAGGATCGAGGGAGGCGCGGCGTGAGCCGCATCATCCTCCGCAAGGAAGGAGAAACACTGGTGGCGACCGACGACGAGTCGATCGCTGCCCTCGCGCGCATCAAGGACGGCAGCGAAGTCTATGCCGAGGTGGTGCGCGCCCGTAACACGCGACAGCACCGGCTGTTCTTTTCGCTGGCCTCGATCGTGGCCGAGTCGATGGACCTGCCGGTGGACAGCATCCGCAAGGATGCCCTGATCCGCCTCGGCTTCACCGACAGCTGGATCGACACCGAGTGCAACATCCACGTCGAAGCGAAGTCGATGAAGTTTATCGAGGGGATGGGACAGGAGGAGTTCGACGCCTTCATGGACAAGGCTGTGGAACTGATGGCGACATGGATCAACGCCGACCACAAAGACCTGATGCGCCGCTACAACGAACTGGCGGCCGACAAGAGATACGAAGGGATGCGCCGTGGCTGATCGCAAGCACATCAGCCTCAAGGTGAAGCTGGCCGCCGCGCTGCTCAAGCTGGGCCATGTGCCGTTCTCGCAGGCCCAGCGCATGACCGCCGACCAGATCATCGCCCTGTACGACTTCAATCATCACCCGATCCCGCATGCGCAGGGCGGACCGGATGAACCGTGGAATCTGGACCCCATGTTGCGCCCGGAGCACCGCGAGGTGACCGCCAAGAAGGACATCCCCCAGATTTCCAAGACGAAACGCATCAGCAAGGAACACGAGGCTTTCCGCCAGCGCTTGCTGACACCACGCGACGAGAGACCACCGAAGCGATCGAGGTTGCAATCACGCAACACGTTCAAGGACAGGAGGGAAAAGAGACCATGGGCGAAGCGACCGAAAAACTGAACCATTGGCGGGTAACGCCATCGAGTTACCGCATGTCATCAAGCCACAAGCCTGTTGTGATCTATTACGATCCGACGCCCGGCGGGAAGAAGAACAAGGATGGCACCACCTCGTATTCGTTGAATGTGCCGGTGCTGGCACTCACCGAATGGATACAAGACCCGGAGGGGGCTGCCGAGCAGATCGTTGAAGCTCTGAACGAGACCAAGCTGAAAAAGGCGATCCGCGCGCTCGACCTCGCCATCAAGATTGCCGAGGACGCCCGCAAGGAGTGGGACGAAGCACCCTCCAGCATGAAGGCCGGCAAGATTCTGATCGCCATGATCGACCCGTCGTTGCGATACCGCCACGACATAACCGAAATGCACGAAATCCGTGCATTCTTGAAGAAGGAGGACTGACCCTTGAACGACACCCCAACAGGCATCCGCCCGCCGGTACTGATCCCGCGGCCACCAGTAGCCGCACCGACAAACCGGCACGCCCAAGCCTTCGCCGAGATCAAGGCGATGGAGGACAACTATCACACGGCGATGGAGGAGATCATCGAGTTGAAACGCTCGCTCGACAGCGTCACCAACCAGCGCGACCTGCTCGATGCCCAGATGCAGCACGAACGCGACCAGAAGGAAATCTTCCAGCGCAAGCTGGTGCGATTGGCCGCGTCCATGTCCGGCATCGGTGCCCTGACCAAGGAGGCCGAGGAGATCATGCGTCAGGTGGAGCAGGTCGAGAAGAAGGAAGGCTGACACCATGGCTAATCCAGCCGTCGTTATTGACCACGACGACAATCCGTGGGGACCATTTGAAAGGGAATTATATATTTTAGTCCCTTGACAATCGCGGGGGAGTCAGATACCTTGTTTTCATCAACAAGGGAGCTACGCAAATGACTACCGCCCAAAAGAAAGAGAAAATCCTCTCCGCCATCGCTTCTCGCGGATGGTTCACTGCCGAGTGCTACTGGAATGAAGCCTGCGAACTTCGCAACGCTGGACTAGTCCAGCTTAGCGAGCGTTTCTCCACGGGCGGCAACCGCAAGCCAGTATGGGTGAAGGCATGAAAAAGATAGATGAAGAGAACACATTCTATGATGATCCCGCTCTAATAGAATGTCGCGCTCAGATAGATAGAGCCTTAGGCGGCCTTAATACCCTGCATCTAGGCCCGCTAGATTACAATGTGGCAACGACTGTCGATAATTTGCTCGCGGCAGTCCGCCTTTTGGAAGAATTTAGCAGGAGGAATGCGCCATGAGCACATTGGTAAATGACGGCAAATTTCTGACAGTTGCGGCAACTCCAACGGCGGAACAAGCGGCTGTAGCGCTGGCTCCGATAGGGGTTAGCGACGAAGCAATGACGGGAGCATGGCGCGTTATTATCGCGCGAGTGCCTGATCGCTATGTGACCTACTACTACCACGAAAACGATGACGCGCGCCTGAGGTTGGCGCTGAGGGCTCAAGCCGAACGCTGGGTGGCCTCCCATCTTGAAAGGCGAAAACGATGAGTAAGGACCCAAAGGCTATGAGTATTTTGCGTCAGTCTCATGATTTGGAACTAGTTGAACGTATGGCGGAAGCAGGGTGGAACGCCAATCCAGGCAGACCCGCCGCTCTGACTTGGGCGTGTCGGGAAAGCGCATTGATGCGCAAGGAGGCTTACGAACTCCGACAAATGATGCAAGCGGCGCTGCGGGTTGTTCACGCCGCCTACGCCCTAGATCAATCATCTAAGTTCTGAAGGGAAATAAGCCATGAGCACTATCCCGTGCCATCGAGGTGGCCATCTCTGCAATTGGCCCGTATGCCCACAGGATTGCGATGGCAGACCTGGAGCTGACGCATATTCGGCGGCGCTGGACCAATGGGACAACAGGCAATGCGCCGATTGCGGCTATCCCGTTGGCGATAAGCCGGTTTTTCTCGGTGGCGTTTGGTTTTGCGCCACATGTAATCCCGCGATTTCTCTTTAGGTGGAGACATAGAATCATGAGTAAATCCACCATTTCGACGTTTGAGCTTTTTGCTATGTTTCCCGACCAAGAGGCCGCCCGCGCATATTTGGAGGGGCGGCTTTGGCCGAATGGTCCGAGATGTCCTGTCTGCGGCCTTGGCGAGCGGATCACTACCCGCAAGGGCGGCTTCTATCGCTGCAACCAGTGCAAGGAAGACTTCACCGTCCGCACCGGAACGGTTTTCGAGCGTTCGCACGTCCCGCTGCATAAGTGGGTTTACGCGATGTATTTACTCGTCACGGCGCGTAAGGGCATTTCGTCAATGCAACTCGCGAAGGAAATCGGAATCACGCAAAAGTCCGCATGGTTTGTGTTGCACCGCCTCAGAGAGGCTTGTGGGAGCGATCTCGAAAAGCTCCAAGGCATTGTCGAAATTGATGAAACCTATGTTGGCGGAAAAGAAGCCAACAAGCATGAGCACAAAAAGCTCAAAGCGGGACGCGGCACAGTAGGAAAGACTGCTGTTGTCGCAATGCGTGAGCGCGGCGGCCGCATGAAGGCAATGCCCGTCGCAGACGCCGATATGGCGACGCTCCACACGAAAATTCATCAGAATGTGGAAGTCGGCTCGACGCTCCACACTGACGAGGCAGCCGTCTATCGCGGCCTTAACGGCCTGTTTTTCGACCACGAAACCGTCAACCATAGCGAAGGCGAATACGTCCGAGACGACGTGACCACGAACGGCGTCGAGAGCGTCTTTGCGGTCATGAAACGCGGGATCGTTGGCGTCTACCATCATACTAGCAAGAAGCATCTAGGCCGCTACGTTGACGAATTTTCCTTCCGCCTGAACGAAGGCGACGTAAGGCGTCACACGCTACAGAGGCTTGATAGCTTCATTGACGGCGTTGCAGGCAAGCGCCTGACTTATAAAGCTCTCACGCATTAGGAGCCCCCATGAAACCCGATCACAAGAAGGCGCTGGATGCCGCTGCGGACAAGGTTTTGGCGTTCCGCCCGAAGCCAAAATCAGAGCCCGCGAAAGCGAGAAAACTACGAAAAGCCAAGATCATACGCGAGAGGAAAAAGGACGCGAGGGAGTGAACTATATAATTCCCATTTGAAAGCCCTGCTGCGGCACAGAAATGGGCCGAAGCAAAATGGCCTGACGGCGGCTGGACAGTTGTGATATTGTTGGCACCGAACTAGACACCGCATATACAACGCGAGGGAAGGAAGCCTACGGGCGAAAGGGAGAGGGAGATGGAGACGACAATCTCGGTGCCGTGGTTCCTAATCTTCACCGCGATCATGTTGTTGCTGATGTGGCTTGTCGGGAAGATTATCGAATGGAGATACGAGCGACTCCAAGCGCAAAAACGCTCGCATACCCCCGATGTACGATGAGGAGAGCACAAATGGTTACATACCCGGAGGCCTTTGGCCCGCATCGATGCCGGATCATCGGACCGAACTATCGCTGGATCATCGTGACTTGGGAACACACTCACTGGCCCTAACCCACCCCACGGGCGCACAAACACCGCATTAACTCAGGAGAAAAACATGCACCCGGCCCTAGCCGACAAAATCGTGGAACAAGTTCGCAAGCGCGTCAACGAGGGCGATTGTCCCACGACAGAGGCGTTTGGCGTCGAGACCCTAGAAGAAGCCGTTCTTGAATTGGCTGACCGCCCGGCAAAGACCTTGCGCACATTAGCCGAGGCGATGAAGGTTTTCGCTCCGGACCTTGCCGATCAACTCACGAAACGATGGGCCGACGCAATGAAGGCGCAGGACGAGCGGCTGGAAGCCTTCTTGGCCGTGCTGCGTAGTTAACGGCAAGTTAAGGAGCAATTAGATGATCGGAGAGTGCGAAACCTGCGGGCGCGAGAACGTCCCAGTCGCCAAGGTCAATGGCTTCGCTTGCGAGACCGTGGCCTGCTTCATCTGCCAGGGCGATATAGCGGACCCCTATGGCGAAATTGAGTTGGACCAGCGGATGAATGCCCTGGTCACAGATTGGGAAGATGTCGATCAGAAAACAAACGTCGTTCCGTGGTGCGATGCCTGCCAGAGCAACCACTGGCCCAACCAATGTAATCCGGACTTGGATGAGCAAAGGATTCCCCGATGAGCGAGGGCAAAATCAAGATATCGGCCCTTGATGGCACTCCAGATGAGATTGCTAATTACAAGACAGCTTTTAACGCGATGCAGCATCCAGACTGGGAGAAGAATGCAATTCAGAATGATGCAGCTGCTGATCGCTACCTGAGGGAGGCGCAGACTATAGCCAATGGGGATGCGAGGGTCGAAATAGCCGTCCGGCTTTGGCATAAGTTTGCGCCTGAGTCCTCTATCACTTGGGAGGACGAGGCCCACAAGTCGGAATACCTTTTGGCAGTTGACGACATTACAGCAGGACAACTTTTTAATCTGCTGGTCGCGCGCCTCAATTACGATGGGCCTGACACCTCCAGCCTCACTCTCGGAGAGGTCGCGAGGGCTGTTGACGGCGCAAAGTTATCTTAACCCCGGCTTAAGAGGCACAAATGAACATTCTTTTGGAACTCGATGCTGTCGCCCAAACCTTGGATGACATGCACTGCCCGGAAGGGGCGGTAACGACGAGGCTGGCGCGGACGGCCTTGCAAGAACAGCTTCGTAATAGTGCATGGCAACCGATTGAAACAGCGCCACGCGACGGCTCCCGCATCATCGTTTATCGCCCGAAGTTTGACGGCGACTACATTCCGCAGGTTGGCTGGGATTTCTGGATGACGAAAGGATTGCTTGAGCCCACGTGGGGGAAATCAAGGAAAGACGTTCCACCGACACACTGGATGCCGTTCCCGGAGCCACCACGATGAACAATGAACAGTTTTACTACGATACACTTAAGCGCATAGCCAAGGGCTACCAGACGCCAGATCAGCTTCGCCGCAACTCGGAACGAGATTTCGGCTGCCGTTATCATGAAGCGCTGGAAATGACCTACGAGAATCTTCAGATGGAGGCCGCCAACGCCATTCGCGGCAAGCGGCGGCCAAAACAGCGTTAACCTCTCGTTAGCAGGAGACGAAAATGACTGACCAGAAATACATGCGCCCAGGTCTCCCCTTTGCTGTCGGAAAGACAGTCGAGGAGCTTGGCGAACTGAGTGCTGCTCTCGGCAAGACGCTACGATGGGGGTGGCATAGCGAAAATCCCGAACTGCCCCAGCATCAACGGGAAACAAACCTTGCATGGGTTCGCCGCGAAATGAAGGACGTGCGCGACGCGCTCGACAATCTGGACACCGAGATCGCGAAAGAATTTCAGTAACGGCAAGTTAAGGAACAATTCGATGTTCGACAAAGAAATGATGGACGCTCTCCGTGCCGACGCCGAAAAGCTGGGGCACCTGACTGGCGAGGATCACACGCCTGAGTTCTTGGCCGATTGCGAGGCTTGCGACGGCAATGGCTACATCCCGCGCACCATCCATGTCTATGAGCCTGGATGCGGATTCAGCCACCCGGACGTGGCCGAGGACACCTGTTCGGCGTGTGGCGGCAACGGCTGGTTTATCTGCGAAGCGGAGGGCGACCGATGACAGATTCCGTCGAAAGCAAGCTGCCACTTCAATATGAAGACGGCCCCGATTACTGCACCGTGCGGGATGCGCAGGGGAGGGACTTTGCTTTGACTGTGCAGCCCGATCTTATGAAGGCCATGGAGAAGTCTCTCGCCGCCCGTACGGGTCCAACTGAGCCACTACAGTGCTTGCGGTGCGGAACGGTTGATGCGTTCGGCGCTGTCAATGCTCGCTAACCACCCCTTAGAGGAAGCACATGAGCCTGCGAGACGAGTTCCATCTTTACCTAGATCGCGACTGGCCGCTCTGGAAGCGCCACGAAGGTGGCGTGCTTTACAACCGGTTATGGGATGCGTTCACCGCTGGCTTCCGTATTGGCGACGGCGGGCCATCGGCGCAGATCATTGACGGCGGTAAGCCCATTAGCGCCATTGAGGCTATCAACATGCCGCCCCGTAAGTTCAAGCCGCCGCGCCCGCGTCGGTAACGCGTCGAGAAAAACGCAACAAAAAAGGGCCGCTTGAATGAACAGGCGGCCCAAGTCTAGGGAGGAAACGCCCCAAGGAGGGCAGCGATAGGCGTCAGGTTCTATCGCATGCAGGCAACCTACCTCAATGCGGCGTTTTCCACCAAGTGAAAAACTCATGCAATCCCCAGCCAAGCCCACCGGCCGCAGCACCCATCGCAGCATAAAGCCGAGTCCCGAGCCGCTTGGCACCTTCCTGACGCAGCTTCTCGTCCTCGTACTTCTTCACGGCCGGCTCGATCTTGGTCATGGTGTCAACCAGCCGATCGACACGCAGCCCTAGCGTTTGCAGCTGCGCAGTGGCTTGGGTCTGGAACAACTCGAACTTTTCATGCAGCGCGCGACGGCCTGCCGTGGCCTGCGCTTCCTGCTGCCGCCACATGTTCATCATCATTTCGACAGAGGCCTTGAGGCCGCCGATCTCCGCGCTGATCTTGTGGTAACCGTCGCCGTTCATGGCCGGGTCATTCTCATGCTGCTTTGGCATCTAAGCTGCCTTGAATTTTGCGATGACGCGCCGCTCGCACGCATCGCGCGCTGCCTTGCCGTCCTTTGCCTTCCTGATCTCAGCTAAAGCCTCGGCTGATAAGATTCGGTAGTCGGAGTCCACGATCTGCGGGAATGACGGGTCTCTTTCGAGGCGTCGGCACGCTTCGAGCGACGGGGCGAGGTCCACACTCAGCTTGCCCGGTGATCCGACACAGGCGGTCAGCGTCAGAGCGAGGAATAGCAAAGGGGTTACCCTCAACATGTTGCACTGGCGGTAGCGCATCCTTGAACTCCTCAACGTGCTGGTCGGTTTCCCTGTTCACCGCGGTCTGGTTGGCGATCTCTTTCCAGACTTCCTCGCGGGTCTCTTGTGCGATGCGCTTGTCGCGCTCGTCCTGCTGCCGCTCGAAGGCCGCGGTGCGCTCCTTGAAGGCCGCTTCATCACGCATCGAGCGATGGATGTCAGCAGCCATGAAAGCAATGCCAGCCGCCAGCAGAGCGCAGCCCCAGCGGGTCGAGAGCAGATAAGCCAGAAGGCGAACGACGGCCTGCACCACCATGGGTACGATACCCGGTGCCAGCGCCAGAATCGCAATCGTACCAGCGATGCCGAAGGTGCCGAGAAGCCACCACAGCCAGCCGATCCCGAGGAAGGTGCCATTGCCCATGTCTACTCTCCCGAGTCCCGCTTCTTCTTGTAGCGCTCCCAGATCACCCATGCGCCAAAGCACACCGCCGCGAACGTCGCGAAGATCGCAATCGCGGCCCATGTGTTTGGAGCCAGACCCAAGAGTGGCTTCACCTGCGTCACGATGGCGGTCGCGTTGTCCTTGGCGATCGTCACCGTGGTGATGGTGTCGGAGGCCTTCGCGAGCTTGTCGGAGATCGACGACACGTCCACCTGTTCGGTGACCGTGTTGGCATCCTTGGCGACATTGGCCACGGTGCTGATAGTGGCCGTGGCCGCCGTGCCGATGCCGCCCTGCACAATCTTGGAGGACAGGATGCTCTTACTGCCGGTGTCGGCACCGCGCGGGGCTTCGACAGGGGTCTCGATCTGCGGCAACGCCGTTTTCCAGCGAGATACCCAGACCACAGCCTCGTGCAGCCCGTTCCGGCCGCCGTTGACGCGGATGCGCACAGCCTCCGTGCTCTGGCCTGCACGCAACATCTTGAGGCAGCCGAGCGCCGCGAATTCCGCACACGCTACCTTGAAGCTGATCTCCGGGTTCTCCAGTAGGTCCGGATTGTCGATGATCTGGGGGTAGCCTGTGAGCTTGCCAATCTTTTCATAAGCCGCACGCCCGGTCAGCTGGAGATCGCCGCCGCCGCGGTACTTCCAGCCGTCGCCGGGCTCGTGGTTACCAAGGTCTTTGGCGAGCTTCGGTGAATTCGGCAGGTTGTAGACGCGCTCGAACAGCGCAGGACCGCGTTGTGACACCGGAAGTGCGGCCAGCTGCCTTGCTTCCTCTGGCGTCACCTTGGCCGACGAGCGCGCCGGGCCGAAAATCTTGTTGATCTGTTCTTCACGATAGGCGCCGCTCTCGCGGACGATGGTGCCGGCGCCGTTCTCGTGGCTGATGTTGCCCATCAGTTCGGCCACCTCGTCCCAAGTCTTGTAGCCAAACTCGGCGAAGGTGGCTGCGCTCATGGCGCAGATTTTGTCGATCTTGGTCTGCGGCGCCCGCGGCCACAGCGCCCGCACGATACGCGGGTCCAGATTTAAGCTCACGGCGTCGCTCCTTCCTTCAATTCGCGATACCGTTTGCGGGCGGTATTCTGAACCTTGCGCATCTGCTCGACGACTTCGTCGCGCTGGCGCCGCTTCTGCTCTCCTGTCAGCTGCTCGTCCTGCTCGATGCGATCGAGGCGGGCTCGCAGCGGCTTCATGGCCTCGTCAGCGCGCTTGAAGATTTCCGAGCCCTGCGCGGCTTTCGGATTTTCACGCAGGTACTCGCGCGCCGACTCGACGTTTCTACCAGAACTGGCGTCCTTCCGGGCGGCAGCAAGATTTTGTCCACCGCCTTTCGACGCCTCGTCCCGGGCCTCGTAATAGGCCTGCGCGTCGGCGATCGGGTCTTTGGCGGAACCATAGAAGCGGCGGACAATCGGCGCCTTGGTGGCGTCGAAGCCGTCGCCCTTGTAGACGCTGTAGCCGGTCTTGGCCGCATCCATGACGAACTTGCCCAGCCCACCGGTCACGCTCTCGATCACATGGTCGAGCGATCCCGGATGTACGTCGATCCAGCCAGCCTTGTAATTGGAGCCGCCGGTCAATTCATTGAGCTTCTTCGCACCCCACTTCGAGAAGTCGCTGGTCGAACGGAAGGCTTTTGCGCTGTCCGGGCGGTGCTTGTCGTAGTCGTGCTCGGGATAGAGCGGGTTGCCGGTCCAGTTCTTGTTGAAGGCGATGTGGAAGCCGGGCCGGGCCACGCTCGGCACCATCATCATCCACAGGCTCGATTCCTCGCCGACCGGGTTGAAGGCGTCCGCGATCGAGGTCAGCACCGAGTGGGCGGCCTGCCCGAACTTCTCCTTGCCGACGACGAGCCCCATGGCGCGGTCGCCCAAGACGTGGAACGGCGAGAAGCCGTAGGGCAGCGGCACCTTGATGTACTTGCCATCCATCCCCATGCCCTTCGGGAACATCAGGATCAGGTTCTTGTCCCGGATATAGGGCTTGATCTTGGAGTAATACGGCGTGCCGTCGTCGTCATCGCCGCCGGCCATCAGGTTCCAGAGCGCGCCGGCTGCACCCATGGCGATCAGGGTATACACCGCCTTGCGCACGCGCTCGTGCTGGAGCGCGCGGCCGAGCCGGGCGGTGCCTTGCAGTGAGGCGTTGCCGAACATGTAGAGCGCGTTGATGCCCTGTCCCCACTCGCCTCGCTTGGTGAAGTTGACGGTCAGGTTCAGCGCGAGGTTGGCGGAATTCGGCACCGTCATGCCGACATCGCGCGCCGCCATATACGCCGCCAGTCGGGTAGCGTTCTCGATCGAGCCGTTGACCACCTCGAAGGCGTGACCGACGGCAAGTGCCATGTTCTCAATCTTGGCAAAGCCGCCATTCTGCAAGCGGCGCATCGTCGAATTGATCTTGCCCTTGATGTCGTCCGGGTTGGACAGACCGAAGAAGCGCACCCGGCCGCCGGCACGATCGAACTCGCGGAAGGCATCGACATAGGGGCTGGAGCCGTTCGGCGCCCCGTTGAGCGCTTGGAAAGCACCCTTCATCGCCGGCATAAGGTGCTTGGTGAACTGGCGGATGAAGTGCTGCTGATCCTGCTCCTGCATGTTGATGTAGGCCTCGCCGAGGTCGCGGGCGAAGTTTGGCACCATGAAGTTTGGATTCCACTGCGTCGCCAGCCGCGATTGCAGCGTGGTCAGCGTGTGCAGCAGCGCCATGATGCCAGACAGGTTTGAGGTGCCCATCTGCTTGACGGCGCGGGCGATGTTCATGCCGTCCTTGCCGTAGAAGCGCATCACCATCGGCTTGCCGCCGATCTTGGTCACCACCGCGTCAGGCTCGTTGTGGTAGTTGAAGTCGGCATAGTGCGTCACGAGGCCGGTGCGCGCGTCGATGCGGCGCTTGATGGTCGGCGCGTTGATCTGCCAGCGATCAGGATCGGGATGAGCGCGCAGGAAGCGATAGAGCGTGTTCGAGACCCGGTTCTTTTCGCCGCGAACGATAGCACTCATGGCCTGCTGGATGATGTACTGGAGCGGACCGTCGGCCTCGCTCTTGCGGCCGAACGCAGGCTTGCTCTCCTTGCCGCGGGTGTCATAGCCCCGGCCGCGGCCGACAAGCTCCTCATCCTCGCTGCCCTCGGCGAAGCCGCGCAGCGGAACGTAGCTGCCGTCCGGGTACTGTGTGGCCCACGAGTCCGCGGTGTCCTGCGAGATCAGTCCGTAGGCCACCAGCGTGTCGAGGGTCTGGCTCTGCATGCGCCGAACCATGGCGATGATGGCGCGAAGCTCGGCGCGCTTGTTCTGGGGTACCGATCGCAGGATGCGGGCAGCCTCGGCATCCGACATGCCGGAACCTTCACCGTTCAGGCCCGGATTGATCGTGTCGATATAGGCGTTGCGAGCCGGAGCATGCAGCGCGTAGAGGACTTCGTTCAATTCGCCCGGGGTGATGTCGGCGTTGTGCATCGCTTCGAGCAGCGGCTCGATGTGATCCTCCTGCAAGCGCTCCAGCCGCTCGCCGGTCCGGCCGTAATACAGGCTCTCCGCCTGATAGGCCGACAGGGACGACGGAACGCCACCGACGGAATCCTCGGCTCGCTTGATGCGGATGAACTTGTCCTGCATCTTCGTGCGGAATTCGGTGGTGTTGAACTTGCCGACGCCGATCTTCTTCGACATGCCAGCCAGCATGTCGTGGCCGGAGTTCATCAGCTGCTCGGCGATCGTCTCATTCTGCGGCTGCGGGCCGGGCCGGGCGCCGCCGGGGCGGATCGCGGCGAGCGGACCACTGGCCTCCGGCCGCGGCGTGATCTCCTGCCGCCCGGCGTGTTCGCCGGAGCGCAGCGCATTGTATACATCCTCCGCGGTCTGGAAGCCGAGGCCGCGGATGGCGTTCGCCAACCGGCGCAGCATGTCGAGGAGCTTCTGGTACCAGCGGCGCACGCCGATATGGGCACCACCGAGGCGCCCCTCCATGAAGGCTTCCATGCCGATCGCGCGCACCTCCTCATCGGCCAGCTTGTCGATCTGAGCGTCGCCGAACCTGTATTTGTCCTTGACGTAGGGCCGGATCAGCTGACGGATGCGCGGCGTCTCGCGCTGCATCAGTTCGCGCTCGACCGGCGTCTGCAACTGATATTCGGAGGCGTGATAGGCCTCGTGCGGGATGTTGGTTTCAAGGTTGGAGTCGAGCGCGAACTCGATCAGCTTGAGGCGCGGGAAATACAGCGCCACGGCCTTGGTCCCCGCATCGCCCCACTTCGCGGCGCTATCGGCTGGCAGGTCCATGGCGGTGTCGGAGAACTCGACGCTGACGGCCTTGCCGACCATCTTCTCGACAGCCTGCGTCACCAACGCCTTGAGCCGGTTCACGTCATGCGGCGGCAGACTGAGATCGCCCGTCGGACGCACCATGGCAAGCGCCGGACCATCGTCACCATCGGTCTCGGTCGGCTCCACCGCCTCGTTCGGCTTGACCTTGGTCACCTCCAGATTCTTGGCGGCCATCTTGAAGCCGCCGCCGCTGATGTCGGCGATGCGGCCGATCGCGGCGGCGAGCTTGTCCGGGTTGACATAGGCGAGCATCATGCCGCCCTTGGACTGGAAGTCGCCGACGATGCGGGTCAGGTCATTGTCGAGGAAGTAGGCGCCGCCCTTGGCCTTCGATTTTTCGGCCGCGATCGTGTACTGATCCTGCCAGCGGCTCGCCCGGATGATCGAGAGATTGCCATCCTTGGTATAGAGCCGGGTGTGGCCGGGATTGTCGTCGAGCGCCGCCTTGATCTTGGCCGCATCCCGCACGATCTCCCCGTGTTCAACTGCCTGCTTGCGCGGGTCGAAGCCCCGGGCAGTCAGGATGCCCTGATGCACCGTACCCTTGTAGCTGGTGTAGTTGATGATGGCGCCCTTCATGTTCAGCCAGTCATAGGCCGCCAGAATGTTGCCACCCGCGATCCAGCGCTCCTCGCGCGCCTCGTTCTGCATGTGCTGGAAGCGCTCCAGCGTCGCCTGATAGGGCTCGTACCACTTCGTCATGGGCTCGACTTCGACATCGAGCGCACTGTCCGGGTTGGAGGCGCCGTTCGGATACAGGCGAGAGAACGGCAGCACCATCTGGCGCGAAGCGTCAGCAATGGCGAAGGTGACCTTCCATGAGCCCAGCGCCAGCGGGTTCTTCGGCGTGCCGCTCTGCTTCACGTCGAGCACGATGGCGGACAGGTTGTTGGTGTCAGTCTTGAGCACGACGCGCTTGCCGATCGGCACCAGCTGGTGGATCGTCTCGAAGCGATCCTTGACAGCCAGATGCTCGGCCTTCTTCTTCACCTGCTTTTCGGCATCTTCCTCCTCGTCCACGATGGAACGGGAGTAGTCGGCAAAGCGCTTGACCGCCTCGCTTCGCTCGGCCTGCTCACGCTCCAGCACCTTCTTGCCGAGGATGTTGTACGGGTCGTCATAGGCGGCCAGCTGGTTTGCCAGCATGTCGATCGGCGCCTTGTCCTCCTGTTCCTTGATCTCCGGGTCCATGGCGTGGGCGAGCTTGCCGAGCAGCTGGCCGGGCGTGAACGGCTTGCCGAGGCGCGCGATCGACACCTTCTGCATGACGACAGGCGCCGCGAACGGCGAGCCAGAGTCGTTGCGCTTGCCCTGCACCTCCATGTATTCGATCAGCCGGCCCTTGAGATCGAGCGACTTGGCCTCCAGCGCGTTCTCGCCAGCGGCCTCCAGCTGGTCGATCAGCGACTTGTAGGCACCTTCCAGTTCCTCGTAGATGGCCTCCTGTTCCGCCAGCTGGAGCAACGGCAGACGGCCGGTGAGCGCGCGCATTGCGTCGTCCGCATCAATCTTACCCTCCTCGCTGATCTTGACCGGAGAGGCCATGCGATAGTGTAGATCGTGATTGTCGGAGACCCACTGCGCGGCGATCTTGTCGCCGTATTCATTGAGGAAGTCCGGTACGTCCTTGGCGGTCACCGCCGACGAGCGCGAGGCGGTAGTGTTGGCGTTCAGCGACGCCATCTTCTTTGCCAGCACCGCAGCCGGTCGCTTCTCCGCCGGGATGTCCGCCACCAGCTGGTCGTATTCCGGCAAAACCACCTGACCGGTGCGGTTGATGCGGCCGAGCAGCTGCATGTGCGTGTCGATGTTGCCCTCGGGCTGCACGATCAGCATGCGGCGCCGGGACTGGTCGTCGAACTTCTCCGAAGCGTGCAGCGACAGGCCAGTCGAGCCAGCCTGATTGATAATCATCGCATGCACGCCGCCCTTCTTGGGCTTCGTGTTGAACTTGCGGATCGATTCCGCGCGGCCCCGGGCGGTCTTTTCCGAGCCCGAGCGCGTCGCCAGCATCGGCACCTTGCCGGTGTAATCGACCGCCAGCGTGCGGCCGGTGATCTCGCCGGTCTCGTAGCCAGCCTTCTTCAATTCACCCTTGATGAAGTCGATCGGCGACAGCGGCAGGCCTGACAGGTCCATGCTATCGATGATGCCCATCGCCCGGTCGTAGACGGCCACGCCACCGAAACCAAGCTCCTCATCGGTCAGGCGATGCTTGATCGCTTTCTCCCCCTTCGCCATGAACGGCTTGCGGATCGAGATCGTGCGGGTGCGATCGAGGTATTTGCGCAAGACGTGGCTGAAATCGCCCGGCATTTCGTCGCCCGGCTTGATCTCCAGCTGGTCGGAATAGTCCTGTAGGAAGGCCTCCATGGTGTTGGCGACGGTCAGCACCGGCTTTTCGCCGCGCTTGATCGCCTCGATCGCGCGCTTTGCCGCCTCCGGCGCCTTCATCGCCAGCAACATCTGGTTGATGACGTTGTGCATAATGGCGGTGAAATTCGTAGACTTGGCGCCAGCATCGCCAGTGGCGCCGTCGGCACCGACCATTTCGCCGGAGGCGCGCAGTTCCTTGGTGATCTGTTTTGCAGCCGCCTTGGCGTAGCTCGACAGGTCTTGGATAGCTGCCAGCGCCTTCGAGATATTGTCGTAATTCTGCCGGTCCACGTTGACCGCAGGAGTGTTGTAGTTGATGCCTGCGAAAGAGCGTTCGCGGCGCATGTACTGTCCAGCCCTTGCCAGCATCGAGGCAACCGCCTGCTGCATCGGCACCCGGCCCTTGCTGATCGCCTCCGCCAGATCGCCAATATCGTCCACCGCCATGCTCATGTCGGTAGCGGCATAGAGGTCCATCACGTCCGGCCGCTTGGCGTAGGTCGCCGAGGAGTAGAACACGCCGTTGGCCTTCTGGATCAGTTCGCGCGAGAAGCCGGCGCGGCCGGTGGCTTCCTCCTTGCCGCCCTTGCCCTTGGCCTTGTTGCCTCCGGCATTGTGCGATTCGTCGAAGATCATGACGATGCCGTTCGGCCGTCCAGCCAGATTCGACAGATACTTCCGGCGCGCGGTGTCCTCACCCTTGATGGTCTGCATCTGGTTGTAGGTGGTGAACACCATGTCGTAGCCAGAAGGCTGCGACGACAGGAACGCATTGTGCGCCTTGGGGTCGCCGGTCTTGATGACGACGCCGTTGCCCTCCTCCATCGGCAGGTTCAGTGAAGCGTTGGTGGTAAGGATGTTCGGCTTGGCGTCGAGGAAGTCGGCGATGCCGGTATCCATCAGGTCGCGGAACATATCCTTGTAGAGGTTCGGCTTCTCGGTGACGAACACCGGCATGCGGCCATTCTTGATCGCCCAGCGGATCACGAGCGCATTGACCCGGCCCTTACCGATGCCGGTCTGGTCGCCGATGATGAAGCCGCGACCGCGCTTGATGTTGTCGATCGCGAGCCCGAGCGCATCCACCTGCTCGGCGCCGATATAGTTGCCCAACTCGCCCGGCTTGAAGCCAAGCTCCTTCGTCACGAACTCGTCGATCGGGCCGACGCGCGCCTCCAGCGCTTCCAGCGAATCGGCCATGGGCTTGGCCATGTTGACCGGCGCCAGCGTATCGAGGCCTGCCACCTGCGAGCGCGGCTTGTAGACCACCTGATTTTCGGTCTCGGTGGGCTTGCCCTTGAGGGCTTCCTTGCGCGGGGCCTCCGGCGTCTCGGCCGCGCGCATGTCGTCGATAAAGCGCTTGAGGTATGGCTTGATGCGCTCCATCGCCTCGCGCGTGAACTTCATCGCGTCGCGAAGGTGGGCCACCATTCGCTTGAGCAGTTCGCCAAGGTTGTTCTTGAACTGCGAGAAGGCGGAAGCAGCCGCCTCGAAGTGCGGCTTGGCCTTGCGGTAGGTATCCTCGTCGAAGGTGAAGCCGGAGGAGGCCTTGTTGCCGCCGAACAGGTCATAGAGCGCGGAGAAGGCTTCGTCCGCGGCCTTGACGCCAGTCGTGACGGTATCCTTGGCAACGGTGGAGGTGGAGCGTTCCGGCCGCGCCATCACACGATCGCCAGCTTCCTTGGCAAAGGCTTTGGCCTGCGATTCGCGAAGTCCACTGTTCATCACAGTGCCGCTATCGTGGACAACCTCCCACTTCTGGAACACCGGCTGCTTCCGCTGGCGCGGCGCAGCTGGTTCCTCTTTCTTGCCGAAAGCATCATCGAGCGCGGCGTCGAAGGCCGCGTCGAAGTCGTCTACAGCAGGTTGTTCACCAGATCGCGCGGGCTCGTCACCCGGTCCAGATCGTTCGGTGACATTCGATTCTGCACCGCTTGCCGGGCCAGTGTCGGCAGCTTTGGTGCCGCGCTGTCCACGAACGCCTGTGGGCTCGACAGGTCCGGGTTGCTCAGTTCCAGCCCCGCTGCGATCTCCTCCGCCGCGTCCTGCCAGTCCGGCGCCGCTTTCAGGAGTGACACCAGCCGGCTCTCCAGCCGGTCGCACATCGCCTGTTGCCTGTGATCCATCGAGTTTCCCTCCAAGGGCCTCCCAAGAATTGAAGATAGTCGGCGGTTCCACCGCCGGCAAGGGTCGGGCCGACTTTCCGCGGCCTTGGATCACGATCACGTCCACCGGCCAAGCGGCGCCCTGCCGGTCGTACAGGTCGCCGTTAACCGTGAAATGATCGGTCACATTGTAGTTGTTGTAGAGGGTCAGGTAGAACTCGCGCTTGGCCTTGCCGTTGTAGGCATCAGCCCGGCCCTCTTTGGTTGACACCATCTTGTTGACGCCGCCGAGGATCAGCACGGCCCGGCCGTCGTCCTTCATGGCGGCCAGCGACCGCAGGCTGATAGCGTGGTCGATCTCGTTGGTGCGGTAGTTGGGCTGGACCTCCGACAGGTCGAAGGTTTTGCTCTGGCCACCCTCCTTGACGACGCCAAAGGGCGGATTGGCGATCACCACATCGACGCTCTTGGGACTGGCGAACTGGCCGACGTTGGAGGCGTCGTAGCCATGGACCTTGTAGCCCTGCGACTTGAGGTTTTCCCGGCGCTCGCCATTGACCTCGTTGGCCTTGACGTTCTCCGGCGTGGCCGTGAACAGGAGCGCGCCGTTGCCCGCCGTCGGCTCATAGACCGTGGTGTCAGGCGTGATCCCGGCGAGCCGCTGCGCCAGATAGCCGAGCGGGATCGGCGTGGAATAGGCCTGATCCCGGACGCTGGTGGAGGTGCGGGTGCCGAGCTTGGGCTGCTGCTGATACATATGAACCAGCATCCGATAGCCTGCCTTCGGCGAAGCCACCCCTTGGATTTCCGCGCGCGCCCAGCGCACCATGGCAAGCTCGATCGCTTCCTCGACGCTCTTGGCGTCCTCGGCAAAGCCCTTTTCCTTGGCGAACTTGCGCGCCTGTAGGATGTTCGCGAAGGAGCCGCCGCCCACGAAGTGGTTCTGGAAGGCCTCGTCCAGCGTGACCTTGCCGCCGACCGCCTCCGCCTCGGCCTGCGCCGTCGGCTGCGGGGTGGGCTTCCTGACGTTGACGACGGTCTCGACCGGTTCCGGCTCGCCCTCGGCGCCTTGCAGGCGATCGCCCTCGCCGACGGCAAAGGCACGCAGCACGCGCTCGAAGTCGGCGTTGATGGTCTTGCGCTCGTCTCCGGCCGGGTACGGGTTGCCGCGGAAGCCGGTACCGAAGCGGTCGGGCTCGACGCCCTGCACGAGGTACTGGCTCTCGAAGCCCTCGCCCTTGATCTTGTCATGGACAAAGGCCTCGAAGGCGCGGGCGAACAGTTCATTCGGCCGCTTCCAGTAATCGCCGCCGCCGGACAGCTTCTCGGCCTGCTTGAAATACTCCGTTGCCACCTCGTTGCGGCGGCCGGAGTCGCGCTGCTTCTGCAAGCGCTCGATCTTTCGGCCCCAGACCTCAATCTGGGTTTCGGCCTGTTTGGTCGATCGCGCACCCTTTGCGCGCTGGCGCTTCAAATGCTCGATCCAGCCCTGCTGGCCGTTCTTGGCGCTCTCGATCTCGCGGGCCATGCGCGCATCAAAGGCGGCATCGTTCTCCTCGACCCGCAACATGTCGTGCATCAGGCGATTGATGGCAGCGCGCAGTTTCGGCGGCAGGTTGCCGTTGGCCCAGAGGTAGTTGTTTTCCTTGAACCGGGAGAGGTTCTTCGGCAGATCGCGCCAGCCGGAGATCGACGGCACCCACTCGCGGCTGTGCTGATTGCTCTCACGGCCACCCAGCGCGCCGAGATAGTGGTCGAGCGCATGGCCCCACTCGTGCGCCAGCGAACCGGCGCCGGAGACCTTCGTCATGTTGATGACGCGCTTGGAAGGCTCATAGTGCGCCGCGAACGGTCCACCATGGCCGCGCGAGCCAAAGCCGACACCCAGCCGGCCGTTCAGCGACAGCGCCTTCGCCGGGATGTTGAGCGCGCGCGCAAGATCATGCAGCGCGTCGTAGGCGAGGTTGACGGTCTTTTGCCGCTCGTCACTGGCGACATAGTTGCCGAATTCGACACCACGGAAGCCGAAATCCTTGATGAAGTCCTCGGCCGTGATGTTGCGATCGGAGCGGTAGTCGGGACCGTCGCGATAGACCTGATCCAGATGCGGGCGCCGCGGCTCCTCGCCGTCTTTCTTGCGATCGTCGGACAGCTTGGAATAGGCCTCCTTGGCGAAGGCGACCGCTTCCGCTCGCGTGTCGTACTCATCACCGACATTGCCAGCGTTCTTGCGGCTGACATAGAAGGCGCCATCCTCGTGGGCTTTCTTGTCGGGGTTCCAGTTGCGCTTCTGCCGGACCTCGAAGAAGCGCTGCCACGGCTCCATGTTCGGGAAGCCAGCCTCGACTGCACGCCGTGCGGCCTTCTCGTCCGCCCAGCCGAGGTCGAGCGGGTTACTGGTCGCCTTCGCCGGATAGATGACACCACGGTTGCTCCACGACAGCGAGTCGCGCACGCCAGCGTTGGCATCAATATCCTTGGCGTCCTTGACCGTCTTGACCTTCTTGAAGATGTCGCGCAGGTCCGTCAGCGCGTTGATGAAGGCCTTGTCGGTGTCCTCGCGGCCGCGGTATCGATCGTCGTTCGGCTTCACCGGCAGGCGATCGTAGATGCGCTTCATCAGCGCAGCCGCCATCGGATCGGTGCCACCGGCAACCACCTCCGCCCAATCCGGCGGCGGGAACACGGCGTGCTTGGTGAGCGCCTTGCCCTTCTCCAGATCGTTGAGGCCTTCGAGATCGGCATAGGTCAGCGCGCGGCCAGCCCATGCGTCCTTGCGCGCGCCGCCGAGTTTTTCTCCGGCATCCTTGATGTCAGGCTTTTCCTCCTGCTCGGTGGCAGCGAGCTTCTGTTCCGCTTCCTTCTTGTGCAGGCGATCGAACGCCTTCTTCTCGCGCTCCTCCTCCTTGGCGTTGGCCTTCTCGGTTGCCTTGCGCGCGCGTTCGAGGTGTTCTTCGAGACGCGACTTTACTGGCTCGCCGGATTTGTCGGCATCTTCGGCGGGACCGGTGGCTTCTTCATCGGCTGCACCACCGGTTTCGCTTGCGGTGTCGGGCTCGGTGCGTCCGGTGTCATGCTGTTCCGCGTTTGCAGCTTCATCGGCGGCTGCGGCGGTTTCGGCGATGTCTGCCTGTTCGCCAGTTTCGCTGCTGCCCGGAACGACGCCAGCTTCCTCTGCACCACTGGTGCCGACTTCGACAGGTGCGGTGCCTTCGCCGACAGCGTTTTCGCCGCGTTCAGGTGTCCCTTCGCGTCCGGCGTCCAGAACATCTTTGACTTCTTCGCCATAGGCCTGCACAGCCTCCTGTTCGGTTAGGAATCCCTGCTCGACGGCGTTCTCGGCAACGGCTTGGCCGAACGCAGTCGCGGGCTCCATGCCCTCGTTCTCGGCCAGAATCTCGGCGGCGCGCTGGATGTCCACCTCGGCCACCCGGTGATAGTCCTCTCCGAGCACCGCCTCGATCTGATCGTGGTGTCTGGCTGTGGGTTCCGCGTAAAGCGGGGATGGTTCCAGTATTTCCGCTTTGGAACGATCCGGCTCGGTGGTAGTTTCACCCTCGGAAACCCCAGCGGAGGCAACCGTGCCTGCACCGTCTGGGCTTACCTTCGGGGTGGATGTGCCGGTACCAGCCCCCACCTCAGTCAAAGCACGCGCAGAGCCCTCCACCTCCCCCGAGGTTTTGGAGGGCTCTGGCGTCTTGGGACCGAACGGCTCCGAGGTTTTCCCGGAAGCCATCCATTCCCTAAACTGGTCCGGCGTCATCGCCGTGACATGGCCGATTCGGCCGACGCCCTGATCGTTATACATACCGGCATAGGCGACGATCGCCTGCTGCGGCGTGTCGAAGCCGGACATGACCTTGTGTTCGTCGAAGCCCTTTCCGGGCTCGTGCTGGTCGATCACAAAGACATGCTGGCTCTTGGGATTGGGGCCGATGACGATGTCGAGCGGCTGGCCGTCGGCGCCCTTGGTGCCCTTGATCCGGCCGTAGGCATGCTTGAGCACCACCTGCCACTGCTTGCCGTCCGGCGCGGTGCCGGACCGGGTCTGACCGGCGCCGGTCTCGACCGAAACCGAGTGCTTGCCCTCCAGACCGAGCGCGGGAAGCTCGACGTGCGCGTGCTTGTAATTTTCGGCCTGCGCCTGCGCATCGGACTTCGGTTCGACCGGCTGGGCCGCCTGCACATCATCGGCGGTCTCGACGACCTTCGGCTGTTGCCGGGTGCCAGTGTCACGCTGTGACGGCGGCGGGTACTTCTTCATCGCCTCGCCGGGCTTGATGCCTTCGGCAAAGGCGTCGGAGACCTCGCGCTCGCGCTGGGCCTCCGACATGGTCTCGATGTCGGCGTCGGTGTAGCCGTAGGCGCGCAGCACGGCATAGTCAGCGTGCGGGGTCGGTGCCTTCGGCTTCAAGCCCTCTTGCTGCGGGCCGGCGGAACTCTCAGGGGAAGTTTGGGTTTTGTGCGCTGTGCGCTGTGCCTCCGCGCGCTCCATACGGATGACGCCGATCGCTTCCTCGACCTGGGCGCGGTGGCTCATCGCGTCGATGGTCGAGTCGGCATAGCCGGTGCGACGCAGCACGTCTTTCAACGTGCCGTGCATATCCGGCCGGATGTCCATGAAGGCATCCATCAACTCGGCGTCGGTCATGGTGGCCGGGTCTTGCGGCCGGGTCGGGCCGGAGCCCGGAGGAGGGGGAGGGTTGGGATTGGTCTCGTTGGCCCGACGGATGAAGTCGGCAATGTCCTCGGGCGAGGATCGCGGGCCGGAGGGTCCGCTGGGCGGTGGCGGGAGGTTGCCGCTGGTCGGGCCGGGGGGCGGCGAGGCGGGAGACGTCGCGTTGTCGCGATGGAGCGCGGCACCGCCGCCAGCCACCGTGCCGCCGACGATCGCTGCAATCGCCATCGAGCGCGGCACGTCCTCGAACAGGTCTTGATCCGGCTTGTAAACGCCCATCGCAATGGCGTTCTGCATCAGCTGTTGGATGCCTTCCTGACCGGCCTCGGTGACGGCTCCCTTCACGGCCGCCAGACCGACACGCTTGATGAAGCCGAGCGCGCGGCCGGTGGAGCCGCCGAAGAACGGCAGCATGACGTCGACGAGATCGGTGGCGCCGGCGACCGAGCCCGCGATGCCAGCGCTCTCGGCTTGGCTGGTCGAGGCCTTGTTCTTGACGGCGTTCTCGACCGCTTCGCCCATGCCTGCGGTGGTGTAGAGGGTACCGCCGACGAGGGGGCCGACGCCGGGGATCAGCGCGACCGGGATTCCGGCCAGCATCGAGCCGAAGCCCGCGCCGATGTCGCGGGTCCATGAGCCCTCGAAGCCGGGCGCGGCCTCCAGGGTCTCTTTGCCGAATTCGTCGATGCGTTTGCCCGCCCGGTAGAACAGGCGCTCCTCCATGGGCTTGGGCACAAGGCCCTTCTCCATGGCATCGTTGGTACCGACGGCGTTGCCCATCGGGTCGTAATCCGGCTGCGCGCCAGCCTCGGGCACCACGGCCGCGATGCCCTTGACGGACGACGCCGCCATGCCTTTGACGCCCTCGGCGACGCCCTTGACGAATTCCTTGATGTAGGAGGGCTGCTCGGTGGTCTTGGGCTTTTCGGGCTCGACGGGCTCGAAGCCGGAAAGGTCCAGCTGGCCTTGCGGCTGGTCGGCCGCGGGCGGCGTTACCGGCTCGAAGCCGGACAGATCGAGGGGAGCGTCGGGGGAGGGGGGTTGTGGCGGTCGGGCCAGCGGCGCCGACGGCGAAACGGGCTCGGGCACAGGGGCTTTGCCGAGCTTGCGCAGCATGCGCGTGTTGAGGCCGCGCGCGTCAGAGCCTTGGGGAAAGTCGCCCATCTGGCGACGAAGAAGCTCCTCGGAGGCCGCCTGCGGGTCGAAGTCGTCGTTACCCAGGATCGCGTCGTCGAAGGCCACCGTTAATCTTCCTCATCGTCGGCCTCTGCTTGCGCCCGTGCGTTGGCAACGGCGGGCGGGATCGGGGGCTGGACTGCGGGCGTCATCGACTGTGCCGGGGAGGCCTGATTCTGTCCAGCGGCGGGCTGCTTCTTTTGCAGAACTTTCCCGTCCGGCGTGCGGATATAGGCGCCGGGCGGCAGCGCGTTCAGCTTGTCCTGCGTCATGCCCTTCACTTCGACCGGGTTCTCCTGGCTCATGCCGGGCTGCTTGCCGAGCTTTTCGGCGATCTTCGGATCAACGCCAAGATTTTCGAGGTGGGCCTTGGTCTTGGCGGAGACCAAATCCTCGTGCGCCTTCTTCGCCGCTTTCACCTCCGGCGAGTTCGGGTCGCCAACCTTGATCGCGGCTTCGTAGGCCGCCTTGGCGAGCTTCACCTCGGGATCGTTGTTCACCAGCCCGATGCCGCGCAGGTAAAGCTGCTGCTGGCTATTCATGACGCTATCCTTGCCGCCGGACTTCGCCATGGCCGTTTGCGATTCAGCGAGCTTGGTGCGCGCCTCGGCGAGACGGTTGTTCACGCCAGCGTTGATGCCGGCCTGATCGGCGGCCTTGGACTGGATCGCGCGGCCGAGAACCTTGTCCTGCTGGTCGGTCGTCTTGTCGTCGGCGTTCTTGCCTCCTTCGATGGCAGCACCGGCCGAGCCCATGAAGGCCGCGCCCTTGCCCTTGTTCGAGTTCTCACCGGCAGCTTTGAGGCCCGCGCCAAGCGAACCTCGAAGGGTACTCTCTTGGTTCGGGTTGAGACCCAGCGCGCGACCGATGATGCTTCTGGCCTGCGCCGGACCCATATCCGGGCGGCCGGGATCCATCATGGTCCCGCCGGCCCTGCGATAGGATTCGAGCGCCATCGGCGCACCGGCACCGGGCGGCACCGGCGGAGTTGCCGGGGCCTGCTGCTGCGGCGGCATCGGCGCACCGGCCGGGCGCGGCATGGGCATCGGCGGGCGCGCGTGATCTGCCATCGGGTCGCCGGCCGGAGGGTACATCACTCCGGGCGGCGGGCCCCGGCCCATCATCTGCTCGGGATCAGGCCCCATGCCGCCGGGCGGCGGAGCGCCCATCGGCGAATACTGCGGCATGGTCGCGCCGGGACCGGGGGACATCGGCGTGCCCTCGGTGTTCATGGCCGGATTGCCTCCGACCGCTTCGCTCAACCAGTCCAACAGACCCATTGCCGTCCCCTTTTAGATCGCCATTGCCATCATGCGCGAGCGCGCGGTGGCGCGGCCGTAGTCGACCATCTTGAAGCCCGACGGATGCTCGATCACCGCTTCCGGCGTCTCCTCCTCGACGTCCTGCGCCATGAGGCCGATGCGGCGCACTTCCTCGGGATCGTCGATGTAGCGGTAAGAGTAGACCGGGGTCTCGTCCATCAGCGAGCCGACCACATCAATGTCGGTTTTCAGTCGGCGATCGGAGAAAGCGAACGCGGAGCCAGCGAGCGAGCCGAGCGCGGAAAGGCCGGAATTGTTCGGCTTCTCCTCGATCTTGGTCGTGGTGCCACCGAGCGCGGTACCACCGGCGCCGATCGTCGAGTTCATCAGCTGCGCGGTCTGGAACGGATACTGCTGCGCCATGAGCCACTGATTGTACATCGCCGTCAGGTTGGCCTGCGACTGCGCGGTCTGCTGCTGCCCCATCTGATTTTGCGCACCGGCGACGCCAAGCTGCTGGTTCTGCAAGCCCTGCAAGGCCTGCGATCCACCGAGCGCGCGCGAAAGATACTGCTCCATGAAGTTGGCGTTCTGGCCTTGAGCCGCCATGTTGTTGGAGACATCCTGCGCACCGGCGCCAATCGCGGTGTTGAACGCACTGTTGTAGGCGCTGCCGATCATGCCCTCGCGAGAGACGTTGTGCAGGAAGTTATTGTTGGCCTGCTCGAAGCCGGTACGCGCGTCACCGAAGGCGCCGGAGCCGGTCGCGGTTGCATCCGTCGCCTTGCGAGCGTTCGCCCAGGACTGATCGGCCTGCTGCAACTGCGGCGCCAGCGCGCGCATGACATACTCGTTCATGTACGGCGACATGGCCGACTGGATCGTCGGTGCGCTGACGCTCTGCGGACCCGCCGTGGAATAGGCGTCGATCAGGCCGCCGGCCTTGGCACCGGTACCATTGTTGGCCGTCGCGTCCGTCATGTTGAACGAGGACTGCTGCTGCGGGGCGAAGTTCGCAACCTGCTGGCCGCCGTAGCCCTGAAAGCCCTTGTCCTGGAGGCCCTGAACGAAATTCAGGTTCGAGGTCGCCGCACCCGACACCGCGGGGTTGGCGGTATAGGTCGAGGTCGAGCGACCTGTTTCTTCGTTACCAAAACACATTGTTCAATCTCCTTTCTTATAGAGACGAATATATTTAGCGGCCCGCTCCATCAAACGCGTATCTTCCCGAAACATCCCGAGACCGGAATTGCAGGAGTGACACAAAAGTCCACGCACTTCTCCGGTGTCATGATCGTGATCGACGCCGAGCGTTTTCCAGCGTCCCTCACCAAGTTCGGTTATGTGACGATCGCAGATCGCACAACATCCGCTCTGATCTTGCAGCATCGCGTTGAACTGCTCCAACGTGATCCCGTATCGTCGCTTGAACTCGTAGACGCGAGCACTATCACGCCCGATTCGGAAGCGAATTTGCTTGTGATAGGCACGAAGGCAAGATTTGCACTCATGCCGCCGCCGATCGCGCGTATGCGGATGCTTGCTGAATGCGTCCAGCGGTTTGGCGAGATTACACTTGCGGCATTGTTTCATTTGGAAAAGAGGCTATTGCCGAAGCACATAGGTCTCTCCTTCCGTGAAGTTGTCAGGGGTGTAAACGCGCGGGAACATGAGGCCGGTACCGTCCTTCATGGCGCGCAGTTTGCCCTGGTTGATGAAACGAAGTCCGGCTTCCTCGGCCAGCTGCTTGGCTTCCGCCATCAGCGCCGACTCCACCGAGGTGTGGTGATACTGCGGCAGAACGAAATTCCACCGGTCGGTCAGAAACTCGTCGGGGCCGTACCACCACACGGGCTTGATGATGCCCATGGTGCCAACCATGGTGTCATCGACGACGGCCATGAGCGCGGCTTCTTCCATGGTCACGCGAAGCACCTCGCGCAGGCTCTTTTCAACGTCGATGGAGCCCCACAGGTGCGGGGCGGCGACCACCATCAGGAAGCGATGGATGTTGGTAACGTCCTGCTCGCTCTCCGCAAAGCGGACCACGACGTCAATTGGCTTTGGTTGCTCCGCCACGCTTCATGTCCGAAATGAGGGTTGCGAGGACTTCGGCCAGCTGGGCCGTCGTCACGGTGGAAGTGTTGAAAGACCGGCGCTCGGTAAACGCATTGGTGATGGTGAAGCCGTTGGCGATGTCGATAAGGTCGGCTTCCTGGCTGGCCCGGAAGATTTCGTTGAAGATGGCCTGCACCTCGGGAGAGATACCCGGCATCTGCATCTGGAACATCTTGCGCATCAGCTGCGATCCCCGATCGAGCGAATAAAGGCCACCGGCAGGCCGAGTCGAGCATAGCATCCCGACGAGTTGCCGGACATGGTGAGCGCGATGTAGCGGCCGGAAATCCTCAGATCAATCGTGCCGCTATCCTGCTCCGTCATGGTTTCCGTCTCGGTCTCGATCTCGGCCGAATCGTTCAGCCGGTCGTAGGTCGTGACCGAGAGCGTGACGTCGCCGACCTGATCCTTGGCGTCCCAGACCAGATACTCGAAATTCATGCTGAACTTGCCGCCCTTGGTGAGGCTGTAAGGTGCCAGCATCCACGAATAGGGCAGCACCACGCCGGCCGCGTCGTAGCCGTTCTCGTGCTGGTAGATATAGCCGTCCGAGTCGCCGAAATACGGCCGGGTGTCGCCCGAGGTATAATGCGTGCCCCCAGCGCGACCCCAATAGAGCGGGGCAAAGCACTGTTGGTCGATCGAGTAGATGAAGCCGATGGTCGGCGAGGTCTGGCCGCTGATGGTGACGAAGAACCAGACTTCGTTGTACTTCGGGTTATAGGTGGCGTTGCACTGATAGCCCATGTTGATGTCGATCTGCGAGAACAGCCACTCGCGGATGTCGTCGACATTGGGCAGCGGCGCCACCGAACCGGTGAACATCCAGAGGTTATCCTGGCCCATCCAGTAGGCGATGCCGCCGACGGTGACCTTGGCGTTCGGAGAGACCAGACCGCAATCCTTCGCCACCATCGCCGAGGAATAGACGTAGGTGGCGCCGGTGTACTGGAAGCGGTAGAGCGCAGCGTCGGACCACACCAGCGAGACGAATTCCGAGAGCACCGCGCCGCCGACGAGCTTGGTGCCTTCCGCCAGCGTGCGGATATTGGCGGTGTTGGTGGAGGTCGGCGTCCAGTCGTCATAGGTACCCTGCGAAGGCCACTTGACTTGCATGCCGTCGCAGAGCGCAAAGACGAAGCGCTCGGGCGTTACAAACATGGAGCGGATGTTGGTGGGCAGGCCGGGGTCGGCCGAAGCGATCAGCGCCCGCGGCCACGGCTGGGCCTGCGTCGGGTCGAAATAATACAGCGAGCCGCCATTGTAGGCCGCAAGCAGATAGATGCCGAAGTGATCCAGCGACCAGATGCGCGGCTCGATCGCCACCGTCGAGGACGAGCGCGCGGTACCCCAGGTACCGAGGCCCCAACCGCCGACACCCCAACCATAGCCGAACGCACCAAGCTCGACGCCTACCGGAACCTCATATTTATAGGTGACGGCCGCGCCGCCTCCGGTAGCGTTCGAGGTAGCGTTCGAGGTGAACGTATAGGTGTAGTGGTCATTGTCGATCACGGTGTCGATCAGGAAAACGCCGTTTGGCGTGATGCCTCCGACGGCGGTGGCACCAGCGATCTCGACAGTGTCACCGACCGAGCCGCCGTGGCCGACATGCGTAACCCTGACCGTCGGCGTTCCGATGAACACCTGCAACGGGTTATTGGCGAAGGTGCCGGTCGCACGATAAGGCGTGATGTCGTTCTGCGCCTGCGCGGTGTCATAGACATAGAGCTTGCGGTATGTGCCGACAGCCATGTAGGCGTTGAAGGAGCGATCTCGCCACGCATGCAGCGCCCGCGGCACGCCGGAGGTTGGCGTTGCAAAGGCCTTGATCCAGCCGCCGATCTTCTGCGGCAGACGCTTGACGAAGCGCGCATTGAGAGTGTCGGACCACCGGCCCTCGATCACCCGCAGTGAATCGTTCTTGACGACGCCGGGCGGCGGCGCAATCGGGATTTCTTGTAGCTCTCCCACGAGATCAGTACCGGATGCAGATCAGAACGGCGGCGTTTTCCGGCCGCGCCTCGGTGCCGCCCTGCGAAACGGTTGCCAGCGTGCCGGCCGTCAGCGTGCCGGTGATGTTGTGGGTGTGGCCGCCGGCCGCGGCATTGGTGAGAGTGATGCCCGTCGTGTTCGACGAAACGCTTTGATAGACCGTGAAGGCGCCGAACGAACCGCCACCACCACCGTTGTTGTTATTGAGGCCACCGCCGGCAGCAAACGAGCCCGCGTGGGTGTGACCGGGGTCGGTCAGGGTGTTGACGTGGGTGTGGTTGCCGGGGTTGTCGGACGTCAGGGTGCCGACGGCAGGAGCGCCCGAGATAGTATGCGTGTGCGCCGCGTTCTGGTTGGATTGCGTCGTCGCCACCGCGAGCGAGCCGCCGGCCGCGCGCAGGAAGCGGTTATTGGTGGTGAAGTCCGGCAGCGTGAAATGCGTGCCGTCTACCGCTCCCCAGGTGGTGCCGATCTTGGCGAACAGGTCCGGGTAGGCGCTGCGAAGAAGCGAAGCGCCGTTACACTGGAGCGTGCCGGACTGCACCGTCGCACATGCGCTGTGCACGAGATCACCGATCTGCTCCTTGTCGTAGCGCTGGACGTTGGTGCCGTCGCAATAGAGCCACTTCGAGGTGCCTTGAGGCACCTGAACGGCCGTTCCGCCCGACGTCTTGACGTAGACGAAGAAGCCGTTCGTCGTATTGTTGCGAAACAGCCAGAGCTTGGAGACGGCCGGAACCTGCACCGTGACGTCGCCGACCAGCGCGCCGGTCAAATTCTGGATCATGTCGATGTCGAGCCGCATGCCGGATGGCGGCGTCACGGTGGACAAATTCTCGGTGCCGCTGGTGCGCGTGATGGTGTTGGTGCCGGCGATGGCGCGCGCAGCGATCTTGAACACGCTGTTGTTGGCGTTGTCGCCCCAGGAGTTATTATCGTTGCCGGTCCCCATCAGCAGGAGACCGAGCACGGAATCGTAGGTATCGGCCGCCATCAGGGGGTCTCCGTTCCGAACGTGGCACCGCGATAGCCGAAGTCGTCGACAATGGCGGTGGATTGGATCATGTTCTGCAATTCGGCCGCGAGCTTCTGATACTCGCCGTCGTCCTTCATGAACTTGGCGGCTGCGGCCATCGTCCCGACGAGGATCAGGTTCGGGTACTTGATCGTCAGGAAGTTGGTGGTGTTGGTCGGGCCGAGCGGCAGAGGCCGCTTGAAGTAGGGCAGCTTCATCACGGCGGCGGTGTCGAAAGCGAAGTCGAACTTCACTGCCTCATCCCAGATCGCCCAGGCCATCGGCGATCCGGCAATGAGGTTCGCGGCCGTGTAAGCCGCGCTCGACCCGCCGCCGGAGCTTGAAGCGCTGGCGGTTCCGCCGGTGTCGATGACGAAATTGTCTGCATCCGTCACGCTATCGACCGGGAAGGTGCCGTTCATCGTGATGCCGTTGACGGCGGCGGCGCCGGAGATCGTGACGGCGGAATCCTGATTGATGCCGTGCGCGGTATCGTTGACCGTCACCAAGCCACTATCCGCCACGGTGGTAAACGGGTTGTTGCCCAGCGCGACCGAGGCAACCTGCTCGTACATGCGCCGGCCCTCGATCACAGGCTGGATCAGCTGATCGTAGGAGACGTTGTTGGTGACGTCTCTAATCTTGCCGATCGGATCGAGAAAGCCGCTCGGCAGATCGACCGAGGCCTGACCAATAGCTGCGCCGAACACCCACTCGCTGCGCATTTCGCGCGTGCGGAGCATCTGGAAGATGAGCCCTTCGGCCCATAGCAAAAGGGTCGGCGCATCCATCTTGGAATAGCCGACCCAATTGAGGATGGAACCAGCCGTACCTTTTGCGGCGGTGAGACTGATATAATCCATCGGAGCGCGTCCGTTACAGCGAGTTCAGAGCGCGCTTGTGCTCGCCCGACAGCTGGCCGGGCTGAACCTGGCCTTCGGAGATCAGGGTCTCCAGCGCGTCGCGCTTGTTCATCGGGCGCTTGGAGTACTTGAGAACGATGGTGTCGGAGACCAGCTGCCAGAGGTACTTTTTGGTACCCATGGCCCAGGCCTTGAGGTTGATCGGCTCATCGCCGTCGTCAGCGGAGTCGAGTTCGCTGTCCTCCTCCGGCTCCTCCTCCGCGGCCTTGGCGGCGGCGCGATCGGCGAGCTTGCGGGCGCGGGCCTCCATCCTGGTGATGGCCGCAGCGGCCTTCGGGTTGTCCGTCACCATGCGGTGATCGCGGATCAGCTTCTTCTCGGCATCGAACGGCAGGCCGTTCTGCACGAAGCATAGCTTGTGATCGGGGTCGCCCGGCGCGCGCTCGCCGTGCACCGTCGAATAGTCGATGGTCTCGATCAGGAATACATCGACCGGCTTGGTCGCACGTTTGATGCTCTCGCGCGCGACCGGCGCCGGGGGCGTACCCCCGGCTCCAGCGTTCGCTTGGGCGTTTGCGGTTTCGCTCATGTGAACTCCTTATTGTGCAGCGATGCTGCGGTTAGATGTCAGAACCGGTGCGCTTGCCGGAACGGGGCGCCTTCTTCTCGTGCTCCACCGCGCTCGCGCCATCCAGCGAGTGACCGAGATTGGTCAAGCCGCCGGCAAACGAGCCGCCGCGGGTGTCCGGCAGATTGACACCGTGCACGTTGTCCTGCGGATACGCAGAGAGGTGCGTGCCGCTCGGATACTTGGTGCGCTTGAGGCCGTCCGATTCGCCGGGCGAGCCGCCCATCGGATTGCCGGTGAACACAGAGCTTTCGCCCTTGTAGGAAGCCATGTCAGTAGTCCTCCAGTTTCGGACCCTCGAATTCGGGGGTCGCATTGCTGAGCTTGCGCTCACCGGTGACCCGGTTAGCGCGCGAATGAACGGTGTAGCCATCGAGGCCAGCATTGCCGCAGTCCGCCTTTTTGGCGTTCTCCGGCAGCGGATTGACCGCGGGGGCATCCACCAGTTCGTTGCGGCGGGCGTGTCCGATGGGGTCGTACAGCCCGCCGTAGCGATAGAGACCAACCATCGTTGGCTCCCATCTTCGGGGTTTCAGGGAGCCGGGGCCGTAGCCCCGGCGGTGGTGTCAGTCCCAATCAATGTGGATGTAGGCTTCGAAGGTGCCGGCGGGGGTACCGCCAACGCCCTGCACGCCGGTCATGAACACGGCGGTGTCAGCGGGAATCTTCGCGGTTTCCAGCTGGATGTGACCGGCGTAGTCGGACCACGTGATCTGGGTGCCGTTGTAACCGGCCTGCGCCTCGATCAGCGCGCGGGCTCGTCCGAATATGCCCGCTGCATAACCGGTGGTCGCCGTGGTGCCCAGGCGGAAGCGGGCATATTCGGACGAGCCGGACGAAGCGCCGACGTTCATTTCCGGGACGGTGGTGGTGCCGACAGCGTCAGCCGTAAGCATCACGACAATGTCGCGGACAAGGCCCTGCTTGTTCTTCGGGGACTTGATCTTCTTGGAGGCGGTGGTCGCACCATACGCCGAGGACGGCATGTAATAGACTTCGCGCTTCCACGGGTTTTCGTAGCTCATAGTCTTGCCTTTCTAACTGTGGTGATCGAGGCGGCGGCACCATGCCGCCGCCCCCCACGGGTAGTTCACTTCGCGGCGCTTACGCCGCGGAGTCCCACATCATGACGCGGCTGTTGGTCGCGTCGGTGTGCACGAGGCCGAAGCCGCCGAGGTAGTACCAAGCGATACCCTTCGAGCGACCGAAGTCGCCGGGGATTTTCGCCCGGATTTCCTCGGGGATGCAGATGGCTTCGGTGACGGTGTCGGCGCCGAGCATGAAGCTCCAGGACGACAGCGCGTTGTTCCACGGGTCGGCGGTACCGGCCCAGGGATCGTAGGTGGTTGAGTCCGCCGCGCCGCCCTTCGGGATGAAGGTCTGCTCGATGAAGCGGAACGACTCGTAGCGGCCGATTTCGCCGTTGAAGATGTGCGCCAGACCGGTCTCGGTGTACTGGTGCAGGGTCTCCAGCGAGTTCTTCAAGCCGCGATAGGTCGACGGATGCGAGATCGACACGTAGTCGTCGAGGATGTAGGGCGGAATATTGCGCTCCTTCATCGTGTCGCCGGCCGCCTTGACGTGGCCGGTACCGAGGGCGAGGTTGTTCGTGGTCGAACACACGCCGTTGGTATCCAGGGTGATCGCCGTCGCCGAGTTGCCGCCGGTCGGGGCGAAACGCAGCTGGGTATTCTTCATCTGGAGGTAAGCCTCGATGTCGAAATACTTGCGCGCGTCGTCCTTGAGCGTCTTGTCGATGATGGTGACCACGTCCTGCTTGGCAAGCGCCGTCAGCTTGCCGGTATAGGGCACGCTGTTGCCGGCTTCGGTGACGGTCATCGAGCGCTGTGCCACGGTGAAGCCGGTCTCCGGCATCTGCGCATTTTCGTTCAAACGGCGGCCCTGAGTGCCGACGTTGGAATAGACGTTCCAGTTGAAGCGCTCACCGCGGTTCAGGCCCTTTTGGGTGCCATCCTGCGCATCGCACAGCTGCCGGAATTTGGTGAGAGGCTGGACCTGCTGGCGAAGCACGGTGCTCAACTCGTCGGAGTAGAGGTAGCCGCCTTCCGCGGGCACGGTCCAAGTCTGACCAGCCATGATAGTCTCCTTTTTACACTACGGGTTGACCGCGTGCGCGCCGCATGTTCGCGACGACGTCGCTCCCGGTCTGGGGACGATTCTGCGGCTGCACGTCACGACGCGGAGCCACCGAACGGGTCGGTTGAGACGGAATTGCCATGCGGCGCTGATCGCGATCCACGTTGATCTGGACGCGAGGTTGCTGCCGTGATGGCGCGGGATTCTGACGACGGTTGCCGCCGAATTGGCCGATGCTCGTGAGAAATTCCTTCTTCGAGCCTTCGAGCAAATCCTTGGTCGAGCGAACGTCGTAACCATTGACCCGGTAGAAGCGGTGCCAGTGAGCAAGCTCATTGGCGTTCGTCGGAATCTGATCTTCCGTCAGACCGAGCGCGACCATGTCCTCGCGATAGCCGCGATACATGCCGTCCTCGATCGCAAGCGCAGCAACGCGATTGTTGCCCAGCTGCGGGTTGGCGTCGGAAAATTCCTTGAGTTGCTTCTGCGATCGCGCCAAATCTTGCTTGATGACGCGATCGAGTTGCCCCTCGGTGGCCTTCTTTCCCGCCCTGTGGTCAACAAGGCGATCAAGCTCGGCCGCGGCTTCGTCGGGGTCTCCGAACTGGATTTTCTCGATCACGCTGCGGGTGGAAGGTTCGGGGTTTTGAACCTCCAACTCGACCGGATCAGTGCCCAGATCGTCAGTCTCCGCTCTATTTTCCCCGTCATGGCGAACGGTTCGGCCGGAGCGGACGGCCTTGGCTTCTTTGAGGAGACTGCGGGTCTCCTCCAAATAGGAGTCGGCGGCTTCCACCTTGGAAGCGCGCTCGATCAGCTGCTCAGTCGTCAATTCGACAATGCGGCCGTTGATCTTGAGGCGGTGCTTTTGCGCCGGCTGATCCTGCTGCTGGCGGCGCGGCGCCGGCTCGACGTCATCTTCATCGAGTTCGCCAGCCGCGGCGCGGTTGCCGCGTGCGCGCGCGATGTCATCTTCCGACAGGCCGAGTTCGCGCAAATCCTCGTCGCTATCCTCGTCGTCCTCGGCCATGCGGCCGACGACGTTCTCCGGGTTGGAGAAGTCACCGTCGAAGGGGCGCTCGCCGCCTTCCTCGGTGCGGCGGAAACGCGCGGCGATCTGAGAGCGCTTATCATCCTGCGGCGAGCGCTGGATCGGTTCACGGCGATCGACACCACCATCGAGGGGATCGCGGTCGGGATTTTGGTTCAAGTCCTCGGTCTGACCGCGCTCGATCAGGCCATCATCGTCGGCGCCGAAGCGCGCCTCGTTATTCTCCGCCTGGATTTGCTCCGGGGTGAGCTTGGGCGTTCCGTCGGGGTTCGTCTGCGGTTTGGCTTGCGGTGCCATTAGTCAACTCCTCTTGGTTCGAAACCGTGCAATCTGCGTTGATCGTCGTCCATGTCGGCGATCACTTCTTCCATTTCAGCGCGATCGACCTCGGTGATGCGCTGGTTGGCTTCTCGTCCCATCGCCATAAGCTCCTGGGCCGAAGTCATCAGGTCGTTGTAGACCGTGAGTTCTCGTTGCAGCCGGCGGATCAGGTTGGTGTCCTCCGGGTCGGCATCGAGAAACAGAACGATGGCCTTTGCGGCCTTCTCGCGGGCTTTGGCGAGCATGAAGGCGACAGGGCGCGTGCCGGTGCCACGCTCCAACTGCACCTGTAGATCGGCGGCGAGCAACCGTAGCTGCTCATCCCCGAGTCGTAGGATCGGGTCCATGTCTCTCTCTTGTTTGCGGTCAATCGAGATCGTCTTGTTCGAGCATCGCCATCACTTCGGCGATGTCGGCGGCGTCCTGCTCGTCCTGATCGAGCTTAGCCAAAAAGGCGGTGACGTCGGCCTGGTCGATCGCTTCCAGCGCGCGCCGCTCGATCGACATCGGCGGCAACGGCGTCGTGACAACCTCGACAGGCAGCTGCCGGATGATCGGCCGCGGCGGCTGCGGTGACGGGCTCTGCGTCGGTACCGGCAGCGGGTTGAGCTTGATCTCCGGCTTCTTCGGCTGCTTGGCAGTCTTGAAGGGACTGACAAGCCGTCCGTTGACCAGCCTGCGCGAGGTACCGCCGGCCTGCGGGTCCGCGGTCGGCAAGAGCTTGAAGTCGATCTCGCCGGAATTGTTCGCCGTGTGGCGGTAGCTGCGATGCCGGGCGAAGTCGAAGAAACCGGAGAACGGCACGCGCGTCGGCGTAAACTCGAAGTGCCATGCGTCCGACTGCCTTGGCGGCTTCTCCGGGCGCTGCTCGAACGAGGAGAACAGGCCTCCCGTCGGCTGCTTTGCTGGCGTCGCCTCGAAGGACCACGGCTCCTGCCGCCGCTCGTGTCCGTAGACATAAGGCGTCGGCTGGCTGAACGTGACAAAGACCGGCGCCGCCTGGGCCGGTGGCGGTGCCACGAAGCTCGTGAAACCAGCCAGCAGCGCGACCGACAGCTTGGTTCTGCGCGACACGCCCTCGAAGCTGGAGAACTGCGGCGTAGGTGACGCTGCGGTCGATGCTACCGAAATCTGGCCGAGTGTAAGACGGCCAAGGGCGTCATACCCGAGCAGCATCTAATTAGGTTTTCCAACCGGGCGATGTTGCAGTGCCGACAGTGCTGCCAAGCAGCGCGCCGCTCACGCTATTCGAGTAAACGCCTCCACCGGTGCTGGTGTTGTATTGAGCACCGGTACAGCTTCCGCTTTGAGCGGATTGAATTTGAAACAATCCGTCACTGTCCGCATAGACGAACCACGTAAACGACGGCACGTCCAAGAACTGATTGTTCACGTTGCAAATGATCTGTCCTGCAAACGAGCAGAGGCCGAAGGCCAAGGCGCTTGTCGATGTGAAAAGGCACGCCACACCGATATTGACCGTCGCGGGAGCGCCAGAAGGTATGATGGGGTGACCGGAACAGCCAAAATCACACATACCGAAAATATACACCGATCCAGCAAAAACCGTGATGGCGCCATTGGAGCCAGCAAATCGAACGCCGCCGAAAGAAATAGAGATTGCAGGATGGTCGACCCGCAGCGGAGGATTTCCCCCTGATAGAACGTAGTTGCTGCACAGTGGCGAATTCAGGTTATTGCCCTGAACGATTAGCTTGCCGGTTCCAGTTACGAATGGGGCACCCAAAGCCATCTGATCGCTATGCACGCCCGCGCAAATCTGGATGGTGCAGTTGACGTTGCCGATGTCATAGGTCTGTGCAACCGCGACCGCGGCGTTCATCGTGAAAACGGCACCACTTCTTGTCGCCGCCAGTCCATTGTTCGAGTCGTTTCCGGTCCAGACATTGTAGACCGGGGCACCGGTCACAGTGCCGGAGGTATTGACCGCGGCGCCGCCAGCCGTTGTCGAGAACTGGAAATTGTTGGCGGTGAGACCGGCAGCGATGACGAAGTATGTCGTCCCTTCCGTGACGCCGGTGGGAAGTGCTCCGACCGTCGAGCAGTAATGGCTGCCGACTGAAACCAGCGTGCCGTTCGCCGTGACGGCGCCAGCCGTGATGGCCGCACCGGTCGGGGTGGCGGAGACCGTGATCGTGGTAGCGCCCGGCGTCGACACCACCCAATAGTCGGTGGCGTTCGAGAAGTTGACGACGTTGGTGCCCGAGAACTGGATGATCTGGCCGACCACGAGGTTGTGGTTGGCGCCGATCGTGATGGTCGACGACCCGTTGGTAAACGTAGCCGTTTGGGCTGGCGTGTTGATCGCCGCGCCGCCAGCTGTCGCCGACACCTGGAACGTATTCGCCGTGATCGAGGCACCAACCACATAGTAGGTAGTGCCCTTGGTAAGGCCGGTCGGCAGGTACTTGGTCGAGTGGAACTGTACCGGCTGGTTGGCGACCAGACCGTGACCGTTGATCGTGATGACGCCGGGGCTCGCCGACGTGATCGTGCACGAGCGCGTGTTGCGCGGCACGTTGAACACGACGCGGTCGCCCGCCGACAGGCCGTGGCCGGTCAGGCTGGCAAGGGCAGGGGTCGCAATCGAGATCGTCGGCGCACCAAGCGAAGCACCGACATAGATGGTCCGCGCGGAATCCAGCCGCTCGCGCAGATCATCCGAGATAAGGACGATGCCGACATTCGGCTGCGCCGAGAAGTTGATCTTGGTGCCGGCGCCGCTCTGCCCGTTGCCGAGACCGGTGCCGGACGAATTGTAGAGCACGAAGGTCCGGGCGAACACGGTGCCGCTGGAGGAGGCAACGCCGTAGCCGATCTCCCATTGCGTCAGGTCGGCGCTTTCGGCGCGGTACCGATAGGTCAGGCCATCGACGCAGCCGGCCAGCGCCGGGGTCTGAAACCCCGTGACCGCCGCGCTGACGGTGAAGTTGCCGGTACCGGACGCGGCGGCCGTGAACTTGGCGACGTTCAGGCTCTTTGCCACGTCAGACCAACTCCGCCCGGAAGCGCGCCTTGTTCTCGATACGCTTCAACTTCTCCTCGAACGGATCGCATCCGGCGTTGCACTCGGGCCGTTCGCAAATGAAGCTCGGCCGGTGTTTGTCGCCGCACATATGGCACACGTTCGGCATTTCGTCGGCGCGCGCCATCGGCTTGACCCTGCGCAGCGAGTTGCAATGAGCGCAGGTATAGGTGTCCCACTCCCCCGTCCCCGGCGCCGGGCCGGAGACGATGGAGTAACCTTGCGGCTGGCGCAAAGGCCTTACTCGTCGAACTTCACCGAAGCGAGCACGATATTGGCGTAGGTGCTCGACTTCGCGCGCAGCGAAATGCCGTTGAGGTTGGTGGCCGGGACCACGAGGCGGCTCTTGTCATCGCGCGCCAGCCAACGCTGCGAGTTGCGCTGGTTGATGGCGATCACATCGAGGCTGACGCCGATGGTGGGCTCGGCGGTGTTGTTCACGGTGCCGACCGAACCGGCCGCGGCATCGGCGGCATCCAGCGGGCTCGGCGTCACCGAGGTGCCGGTACCGACCGAGGTGTTGGTGCGGACGAAGTCCCAGACGATTTCGCAATCGACCGCGTTGGGCACCTGGGCCGCGCCAAAAATCGCCTCATAGATGAAGGCGCGGCGCAGCGTGGCGGTAGCAGCGCTGATGTTGACGATGGTCTTGGCGGTCGACGTAAGCAGCTGCGGCGAACCGGCCTGCAAATTGTGGGCGTTGTACTGTGCCATGGCGGCTCCTTAATCCTCGTCGCTGACGGAAAATTCGCTGGCCCGACCATCGGAACCGCGTTTGGTGATCGCAACCTTGCGCTTCTTCGGCTTCTTCGGCGCGGCCTCGTGTTGGTCGGGCGGAGCACTGCTGCCGCCGGCCGCAAATCCAGCGGTGGCGGGCGCTCCGCCCTCACCACCACCCGAGACAGGAGAGCCGGGCGGCAGCAACGGCGTTCCGTCGGGGCTGAGTCCGCGGTTGGCCATTTGGCGTTCGTGGAGGGCCATGCCGTGCTGGTGGCCCATGTCTTGCGCCTTGCCGATCTGCTCGGCGTGGCGGTAGTGGAGGTCGAACAAGTCGATCGCCTTCTGGCGCTCCTCCTCGCTGATCTTGATGCCGATCTCCGCGGCGTTCGACAGCGCATCGAGAATGGCCTTCTTTGCCATGGCGTAGTTCTTGGCCGCCTCGCTTTTCAGCTTCTCGATCTGCGGCTCCATGGTCGGGTTCGGCTTCGGACCCGGACCCTGCTTGACGAAGCGCTTGCCGCCATCGCGATAGCCGGCCGCGCCGAACACCTCCTCCATGACTGCTTCGTCATCAACCTGCTTCTCGCCGCTCTGGAAGGCGGGCGACTGCTGGAGCAGGGGTCCGGCCACGCTCATGGCGCTCGCGAATTTTGCCAAGCGCTGCTGCGGGTCACCGGCTCCGAGGCCGACGTTGACCCGAACCGTGATGTTGTTCTCCAGCAGCTGGTCGCTGATCTCGTTGATTCCGAACTTCTGCATCAGCTTGGCCCGGTCACCGGCGATGCCGAGCACGATCTCGTCGGACTCGTAGAACTGCTCCAGCCGCGCCAGCTGGTTGAGCACCGGCTCGCACCATGTCTCGATCCAGATGCGGATGTCATATTCCTGCACCGCGTTGGCGGCGCCGGCCGCCAGTTTCAGGCCACCCAGCGTCTTGCCGAGCGCATTGTTCTGCTCGACCGTGCCGTAGTTCTGCTGGCCGGAGAGGTCGTCGAATTCGACGTCGAGCGCCTGCTTCATGGCCATCGTGCCGTTGGACAGGTCCGGGGTTTTCTCCCAGGAGACGTCATCGGGCTCGGTGACCATGATGGCGGTGCCGGTACCGCGGCGGCGCAGCTGGTCGAGGTCGACGTTGCGACCGCGGCGCACCTTGGTCACCGGCATGATGTTCTGCTTGAGCGCGTCCAGCGACAGGTTGCGGACGTCGTTGGCCTCCTGCTGGAGCATCTGCCAGCTTTCCACGTTCGACATCGGGAAGATGCGGAACGCTTCGAGCGAACCATAGCCGAGCGCCAGAGGTCGCTCGCCGAACTGCTCGGGGTAAACCTCGGAGACCGGCGCGGGGTCTGTCAGGAGGTCTTTGTCGCCGAGCGAAAAGAACGTCCAATCCTCTCCCGCGGTGCGGATGTAGGTTTCCCACACCCAGATCACGTCGAAGTGCTGGGTGGTCTGCGAGCGGTCGTAGCGATCGAGGCCCTGCTCGCGCGCGCGACGCACCGCCTCCATCTGCATCTGGGCGCCTTCGCCGGAGGCCAGCAGGCGCTCGACCGGCAGATCACGCCATGGGTTGCGCGGGTCGCGCTGCCGGCGGCGGATTTCATCGACGCGCATCGGCCATTTGATGATGATGTAGGCCGCGTCCTGCGCTGGATTTGTCCAGTCGGCCGCCGGGTCCATCACGAAGTTTTCCGGCGCGATCAGTTCGCAGTCCGGCCGGTCGATCCACGGCGCCCAGACGTCACGTAGCCGCTTCTCGCCACTCTCCTCGTCCTCGAACTCCTCCTGCTCCTTTTTGCGCTTGAGTTCGAGCTTCCAGCACTGTTTCGAGAGACATACGCCGGTAATCAGCGAGGTCTGGCGCGAGCCCATCGCAACATGGAACCACGGGATGGAAGCCTTCTGGTTGGAGCGGTCGGTGCGATAGTTCAGCAACTCCTTAATGACCGCGGCCGACGCGCGCTGCATCGGATCACCCTCATTGCCCGGCATCGCGTTGACGGCATCGAGCGAGCCGAACAGGGACGCGGCGGTGGCCGCCATGTCCTTGCGCACCGAGGTCCGGGTCTTGGGAATGAACAGACGCGAGCGGTTGCTGTAATCGCTCGATCGGTACTTCGAGCCGTCGGCGTGCTCCTGATGGTAGGCGCGGTAGCCGCGCTGCCAGGAGTCGCGATTGACCTGATTGACGTACTGGAGCGCCTGCTGATCGGCCTCGTACACCATTTGCAGGAATTCGTCGTCGGTCGGCTTCTCCTCGAATTCATCCCCGTTATCGTCGTCGGCAAAGTCGTCCTCGCCCTCGAACTGGAAGCCTTCCTCGGCGCGCGCCAGCCGGCGCTCATCGCCTTCGATGTCGACAGGCGCACGGCCTGCGCGCGGGCGGCGAACGCCGTCCTCGCCGGGTGGGGTTGCGCGCAACATTTACTGGAGCTTCCTGCCGCCTGGGCCGTCGAACTGGAACGTGTGGCGCCGCTGCTTGGCTTCGAGGATCAGCGTCATGTCGGCCTTGCCGCGCGGCAGGTTCATGCGCTCCAGAAGCTCGCCCGCCTTGTCGACCACCAGCTGATCGAGCATCAGCGGGTCAAACTTGGCGAGGTTGATGACATAATACAGAGTCGGTCCCATCAGTTCGGGGATCGCAAAGCCGACGATGCCCTGCTTGGTGTCGGCGTAGGTTTTCCACTCGTAGCCGAAATAGACTTTGTTGAGCAGGATGCCCATGCCCTCGGCCACGCGCATGTCGAATCCCTCGTAATCGTCCGAGCGGCCATCGAGCGGCGGGATGTACTGGCTGCGGATGTGAACCGTGTCACGTCCGTTTGTGGCGTCCGTGAAGGACCGGGCCTCGACCCGATCCTCCACATCGACAATTTCGCTCACGACTGCGGCACCGGATCGGTGCCGGTGGCGGGCTTGCCGTCAGGATCGAGAGCCGCGCCGTCCTCGGGCGGCGGCATCTTCGGGTCCGGCTCGATCTCCTGCGGCAGGTTCGGCGGCGGCGCCTCGGCATTGAAGAAGCCCTGCAAGGCGTCGACGCGCGAGGTCAGGCCGTCGACCGCGGTGGCGATCTGGTTGGAAATCTCCAGCTTCGCGTTGAACACCTCGACTCCGCGGCGCACCTCGTTCAGCTGATCCTGCAACGGCTGGAGCGCGCGCTGGACGATATTGCCGACCTCCTGCGCGGTCAGCGGTGCCTCGGTCGCCTTGGCCGTCGCGGCCGGATCGAAGCTCTCGATCCATGCGATGATATTCTCGAAGCCCTTGTTGATCTTATTGATCGCCGTGGGCCACGTATCGCCGTGCTCGGTACCTTCACCCTGTGCCGGCCCCCGGTAGGGGTCGATGTGGGTCTTGATCTGGTCAAACATGCTTCGCTCCTGTCAGTCGAAGGTTGGGTTGTCCGGCGTCTCGTTCGAGTAGGCGCCGTGGGTTGCGGGATTGCCGCGAAAAGTCCTGCCGTTCGAGAACTGGTAGAACACTTCGTTGCGCTTCGCGGCCTCGAAGTCGGGATCGGCGCGCACCACCATCACCTTCCAGGGGATGTTGAGCGTCCGGGGTTTGGAGTAAGCCATCAGGAATCCGCATAGGTTCGGGGTTGGGTCGCGCCGGCCTCGATCATCACGGGCTTGATCGGCTCCATGTCGAAGATGCGCGACACTGCGTCGATAAGGTCGTCATGCGGCGCGAACGGCACGAGGCGGAATTCCTCCACAAACATGCGCGTCAGGTCGTAGATGTCGCCGTCCTCATTGCGCCGCCGGATCGCGTGCACAATGCGGTGGCTCTCGAAGCGAGCCTCCATCGCGCGCTGCAAGCGCGTCGGGCCGTCCATCCGCCGATATATGACGGTGCCAACGGCGGGATTCTTGGTCGGGTCGACGTTTCCGGCCTCGTCCATCAGCTTCTTGTCGTCCTCGGTCCACACGTCCCAGAGGGCGGAGTTGTTGTGCTTGCCGCCGAATTCCGGGTGGTAGACCACGGCCGGGATGTAGAACAGGTTCCGGTTGAAGTCCGGCTGCAACCGCTCGATGCGGTCGGTCTTGGAGTGCTTGCCCTCGCGCGGAGTCGCAAGCTCGACGATCTCGAAGTAGTTCTCGTCGCGCTCCTGATATTCCTTGATGACCTCGATGTCGTTCACGAGGCCATATTGCTCGTAGCCGACGCGGACCATCTGCACGCCGGGATGCTCCAGCCACTTCTCGCGCAGCTGGGTAATCAGTTCGTAGCGCCGCGACAGCTTCATCCGGTGGCAGTAGCCGTCGAGCAGGTACTTGTTCCCGGCCAGATCGTAGCCGACGACGGCAATGGCGGTGCGATCGCTTCGCTTCGTCTTGCCCTTCGACGGATCGCACATGATGTAGACGTTCATCACCGACGGGATCACGTCGTAGTGCCGCAGCGCCAGCGTCGTGAAGGTGTTCTCGTTGCCAGCCAGCGGGTTGAGCAGCATCTGCGCGGCGACCGTCGAGCGCTGCGTCGTCTTGATCTCCGCCCAGCGCTTTTCGGTGAGCAGCACCGGCTTTCCGTTCAGCTGGCCGTTTTCGGTCGCCGGGTGGATGCGGGTCTTGAGAATCGCCCGGTCGATGATGATGCCGTAGGTGTCGGCATACGAATAGCGCGTGCCCTGGTGCCACTTTCGCGTCACGCCGAGGGTGCCGAGGTTGTCCGACAGTTCCCAGCGCGTCGTCACCTTTTTGACGATGTCGGGATTGTCGACCATCGACTCGTCGATCAGGTCGTCATAGTCGAGCAGCTGGTAGTGCTTGCCCGTTCTCATGCCGTCGATCAGGCCGAACGCCTCGATCGTGGCTTCCTTCGGGTTGCCGCGGCGCCGGACGATGATGCCGCCAGCGATCGACCACTGCGGGGCCTGCTTGCGCGGCTCCTCCCAGAGCACATCCGAATAGATGCGCTTCAAGTCCTCGTTGGACTCGAACTCCTCCATGATCTGCTTCAGGAAGGGCTGGGCGACCTTGTTGGTGCCGCTCATGATCGCGCACGTAATTTCCGGGTCGATCACCACCTCCTGGATGAGACCGGCGAACGTGCAGATCGTGCTCTTGTAGTGGTACCGCGCCCAGAGATCGAGGTGACCGTCGGGGTTCGACTCCACCTCGCGGCAGCGGTTGAAAATCCATTCCGCGAACGCATCCTTGCGGTGGCACAGGATGGTCAGCAGGTAGTAGCGATCGTTGCAGCCGAGCAGCGCGCGGTCCCGGTCGGAGGTCGCGCGCACTTCCTCGAAATACTCGTAGAATTCCAGCGTCTCCTCGAAGTCCAGATAGGGCAGTTCGTTGCTGATGAACTGCCCAAGGTCTGGATCGTTGCCGAGGTAGCGGGTGCCTCTAAGCTCGCGCGCCATTCCCGGCCGCCCTCTCGCGGCGGAACTGCGCCAGATCAGAGGCCAAGCCGCCGTTCGACGGCCGCGGGTTGATCTCTTTCATCGCGTGCCCGTTGGGGCTGAGATCGCCCGGCTTGTCGGGATCGGCCGCGTTCGGCCGGGAAATATCAATCGCCGCGCCGCCCGAGACCTTGACCGCGCATGTCAGCGCGTCGACCAGGGCGGCGGTCCCGCGCATGTCGAGGAGCAGATACTCCGCCTTGTCGATCATGCGCCGGCCGAGCGCGATGTTGACCGCCATGCGGATGCGGTTCTCCTCGATCGCCAGTGTGGTGGAGGAGTGCTTCGGCTGGGTGCCATCCTTCGAGAGCAAATCCTTGATGTCGCTGGCCAGCGTGTCGTCGGCCAGCTTCTCGATCAGAAGCGCGGCCACCTCGCCGATGCCCTTGGGGCCTCCACCTTCGGCCTGCGGGGCCGCCGCGGCCTTGTGCTCGTGCCGATTGTTGAGCCGCTTGCGCTGGGTGCGCTTCTCCGGCGTATCGAGCGAATTGTTCTCCTGCTTGCTCTTGGCCACAGGCCCGCGCGCCTTCGGCGGATCGGCGCGTCCAGGGGCTCCTTTAAGATGGCGCCCGACGGTACCGCGCGACGTGACAAAGCCGAGCGCCTTCACTTCGTCGAGCACCTTGCCGGTCCCGGTGTCGCGGTTGCGAGCACGCATATAGTTGTAAACGGCGAGCACCTGATCCTTGGTCGGTGCTTCGCCGCTGCCCGAGGGCAGATCGTCGAAGGTTTCGCTCATACCTCGCCAAACTGGCTGAAATCGAGCGCCGCGGTCTGCGGTGTTGCACTCTGGAGGCCGGGCACCTCCTCGAACGAGGAGAAGTCCAGCGATGGAGCCGCGCCACCATGGGTCGCGCGGCGGGTGTCTATGTCGCCTGTGACATTGGAAAGCAGCGTGCCGACCGTGCCGGCTTTTCCAATGTGGGGATTCTCGCGCAACTCGCGCGCGGTGAACACCTGATCGACCGGCGTGTCCGGCGCCATGCCGAACATGCGGGCGCCGCGCCCCTCGCCGAAGTGATGGCCGGCGTAGGCCTCGGTGTCCGTGACGTCACGGCCGAGACGGCGTGACATACCCTTCTTCATGTTGGCGAAGTAGCGGTTGAACACCTTGGTCTGGCCATAAGGGTCATCGGCGTCGCCGTACTTGCCGCGCAGATCGCCCGACATCTGATAGAGGCCGCGCATCGAGCTTGATGCCTTGGCGCCGGGGTTGAACTTCGACTCGCGATCGGCATAGGCCAGCGCGGTCGCAGGGTCGATGCCGTCCTCCTCCGCGGCGCGGCGGATCGCCTCGCGGACGGCGTCGTTCATTCGTGGCGCTTGCCGAGCAGCTGCTCGGCGGCCTCGGTCTTGGCGGCCTGACCCTTCTGGTAGGGCATCCAGGCGGCGAAGCGGCCAAGCTCGGGCTTGGCGTCGTCGTCCTGCAAAAGCTCGACGCTGGTTCGGGCGTGCGACGTGCCGTTGCTGTCGAACACGACGAGGTTGACCATGCGGTCGCCCCAGACGTGAACCACCATGGCCGCCAGCGGCACGGTCTTGTCGTGCTGCTTGATCGCCGCATCGCTGTCAAATTCGCCGGATTTGAGGGCTGGCGTGTACCAGACGATGCGGCCATTGCTGGGCTGGATCATTTTGCGGCTCCTGTTATTGTAAAGAAATACACCAACGCTGTTGATGCGTTTTGAGGCGGTGACAGTTCGCACACAGGGTTTGGAGATTTTCTGGCGCTGAATTGTTGTGATCGCCGTCGATATGATCGACATCGAGTTGGCATGGGTGAGCGGCGACGAAGCCGCAGCGCTCGCAGAGCCCCTTCTTTTTCTTGGTGTACGCGGGACCGCGTTTTGTCGTTCGATAGCGCCGCTCATCGCATGGAGAGCACAGCGGCCGAAATTTACCGCCTGGACGCTTCTTTTGGGGATTTTTACCACACTTTAGACAAAGGCCGCGGATCGCGGCTCCATCCCCTTTGACGTAGACCTGCTTTGACACCACCACCCCCCAAACGCAAAGCGCCAGCCGTACATCCGGGCTGGCGCTCCACTGACGCGGGACGGATCAGGTTCACCCCGGGGCTCTCACCGGCCGGTCCTGATCTGTGTCCCCGCAACCATGCCGTTCTCGGCAAGCGAACCCCTCGCAGGGTAAAAATCCACGGCACCAGCCAGCGGCTCCAGTGCCGGTCGGGCTTCCGCCCTTTCATGACGCGCCTGTCCGCTGGCGCGCTCCGGGTATTGGTCCCGGCCCTGAAACAACGCTGGGGGCATTGCCTCGGGCCGGGGGCGCTCCCGGTCGGGAGGGAATCTCGACCGAGAACTCGAAACTTGGTTGCGGGGGTCAGATTCGAACTGACGACCTCGTGGTTATGAGCCGCGCGAGCTACCGGGCTGCTCCACCCCGCAACATCCCCGGCTTGCGCCGGGGGTCCACCGACTTCACCCCACGGGTGGGAGGCCTCGGCAGGGGCCTTCGCACGCTGGGGCCGTGTACCCAGCAGCTACGGAGCCGGGCGGTGCAGGGCGCGTCACCCCAGGGAGAACGCGCCAGATGCCTGTTCGTATGCAGGCACCTTGAACAGCTGCACCGCCCGAAACTGGTTCCCGCCTGCCGGAGCAAGCGGGATGCTTCAAGGACGAATCACCACCAATGAACAATCCCGACTGTCTCACACCTTCCAAATCGAGGCAATACCCTTGCAGCAAAAGGGTTTCGTGCCTGTGGATTTCAATCTCGTTTGGGCGTCTCAGTCATTGTCTCGGTGTTGCGCACGGTGTTGTCCCAGACCCAGACGCGGCGCTCGACATTCCAGTCATAGGCCTTCCAGATCAGCTGCTCGTGGCCGGGGCTCGGGCCAACCTGACCGGGTAGCGCGCGGCCGGACAGCGCGTCGATCGCCACCTTCATCGGGGTCTCGTGGTGGACATTGTTGCGGCCGTCATAGGGTCCGCCCTCGCAGGGTCCATACATCGGATCGTCTTTCGGGTCGTGATCGGGCGCGTAAATGCCCCAATCAATGTCCAGTTCCTTGTCCGCGGCCAGCTGCTTGGCCATAGCGACCGTCGCTGGATCGCGCACACCCTTGTAATTGTAGAGGTGCCGGCTCTTGGCCGACTCGGCATAGATCGTGCGACGCCCGGCCTCGGTCGGGCTCTCCTCGACGACGATACCCTCGTTGGTCTGCCAGGAGCCATCGGGGTTCCGCCGCGCGCCGGACTTGCGCATCTTCTCGCCTACGGTCTCGCTGGTGGGCTCCTCGGCTCGATTGGCGAGCCGGCGCAGCTGGGATTGACCCTGCTTCATCCAGTCAGACAGGCTCACAGAACAGGTCTCCTATGGCTCGGGCGGCGTGAGCGCGGGCCTTGATGCCGGCGCGGCGGGTGGGCATATCGTACCGGTTATGACAACCTTGGCACATATGTAGGAGGTTTTCGTCCCGGCAGTCTTGAGGTTTGTGGTTTAAGTGGGCCACGGTTAGAACGATGGTTATCACCTTTTCGCCATTCGGCGAGTCGATGACACCGGCATTGTCGTAAAAGGTGCCGTTAGCCTGCCACCATCCCCGTAATCCGTTGTATAGCTTGCAGCGATCCCATCCATCTTCCATACCGCCGCCGTGCGATTGTCCGCACTGCCCGGTGCACTCGCACCTGTTGCCGGAGCGCGCGCGGATGCGTGGCACGATCTCCGACTTCCAGTTCGGCGGGTAGAGCGCCTTGTTTTCAGGCCGGATAGGCATGGCCGCGCACCTTTTTCCACCAAAACCGCAGGGAGAACTTGTACAGGCCGCACCAGCCGGCGCGTCGCAGCACCATGGGCACCTGTGAGGAGAATGGCGAGGTCGCCGTCGGCGGGGCGCCGTAGCAATAGCCGATCCTGGCGACACCATCGCTTGGGTTGGTCTCGTCGGGAATATCTCGCCGTCCGATGCAGAAGCGGCAGGTTTCACACCTTCTTGCCAAGACGAGCCTCCTCCAGGATGCCGTGAGCACGGGTGCGCTCGGCGTCGTTCATGTTGCGGATGCGCTTGCTGGCGCCGAAGTGCTTGCGGCGGTACCAGTCATGCACCGACAGCCGCACCGGGCCGGGGGATGGCGTGCGGTTGCGCATCAGGCGCCCGGCGTCAGACGGGCCGAGGTGCAGGCGCAGGTTCGAGCCGCGCTCATTCGGCATCTTGGCTCCGGCCTTGCTGTTGCGCGGCACAGCCGGGAACGGTTGCTCGAAGGGGAATGATTGGTCGCGTGGCCGGAAGTCGAGGATACGGCCTCCCAGCACAGCTGCCGCGGCGGCAAAAAAGCCCCTGAACCCGAACCTCATTTCTTCCTCCAGCTGGTGATCTTGCGCTTCTTCTCGCCGACGCCGAACTCGCGGGCGATCTGCGACAGCACGGCGGCACACTCGCCGCGAACCTCGGTCGGCGGCTCGGTGTCGGACAGGCACAGCTGATCGAGATAGTCCTTGGCGAGGTTGCGGCCGGTGATCGGGTCGGCATATTTCGCCAGCACTTTCATCAAGCGCTTGTACTGGCGCTTGGCGTAGGCAGCCTTCTCCTCGTAATCGGCGAGGGTACCGTTCTGGATGTGGCGCTCGATCGTGGTGTCGCTGGCGCGGTTGGTGGTCGGCTCCAGGTTGGCCGACTTCGAGGTGCGCTTTGGCGCGTTAGCATGGTAGACGTCGAAGTTCTCGACGATGGCCTTGTAGCGGCGGCCCGCCATGCCCTGCGTCTTGGTGAGGTGGCCGAACAGCACCCAGCGGGTGACCGGCGCGACCATCGCCGGGTTGGCGCCGAAGCGCTTCAATTCGTCGTCAAAGGCGGCGGTGATGCGGCGCCACATGACATTTTGACCGCCGCGACGGCGCTTTTCACGTGTTGAAGGACCATCTTTCCAGTGAGCCTTCTTTGCCGCGGCCGAGATATTTTTGATGTCGCTCACTGCTGCCCCTGTCTGTAGCATGGGATTTTCCGGTAGGAGGCCCGGCGGCACACTGCGCGCCGCCGGGTAGCTGGTGGATCAATCAGTAGTTCTTGCCGTCGTCGCCGGTGACCGCACGCCACTCCTTGCGGCTCTCGGACACGCGCTGGCCTATCGCCTCGCGGGTGGTGCCACCGCCGTTGATGCCGTCGCGGGTGTAGCCAGCCTTGCGCAGGGCATCGACCAGCTTG